CTGGTATGGACAAGGAAGTCTTGGAAATAAGACAAGAGGCTATCAAAATGTCCTGGTACATGCGTGGTGGTCTCAGCTATGATCAAGCCCTGCAACTGAGTGTGGCTGAGCGCAACATAATCAGTAGCTTGATCAAAGACAATCTGGATACTACCAAAAAAACTGGATTGCCATTTTTCTAATGTTGGATTTAGCCACTGTTACTGCCGATATCAACCACTGGGTTGAGAACTTTGTGGAAGTTCCGCATCCGGCCTTGGGCGGCTGGGCTCCGTGTCCTTATGCCCGACAGGCCCGGCTCAATCAGGAATATGACCTACGCCTAGGCGCCAGTCCCGGCTACGATCTAGTGGGCATGTCACAAAACAAACTGGGCGACAAAAAGGTTGTGATATTTGTATACGATCCTGCCACAATCACAGCACAAGAGCTAGAAGGCTACACCAACTACTACAATCGCTTGTGGTTGACTGGGCAGGATCTCATTGCCTTGGCAGATCATCCTGCAGATGTTGAACAGGTCAATGGTGTCACGATGAATCAAGGACAGTATGCACTGTTGTTGGTGCAGAGTCTGAGTGAGCTAAATGAACGAGCCCAGTTGCTGGGCTCCAAAGGATTTTATAGTGATTGGTCCGACGACTATGCTAGATCCGTGTTTGCACATCGTAAAGATCCGCGACCGACTTGATTCGACTGTCACGTCGACACAAGCGGCGGTATTCGTCCACATCGGTGCTCCAGACATCACCGGTCCACCACTCAAAACCTGCAATGTCAGCCTTGTACAGGCTGCTGCGTTCGTAGCCGGGGCCCAGATATACAAACTCGTAGCCTTCCTGTTTGGTCCAGGCAATTTCGTGTTCTAGACTACGTGTGCCTAATCTGCTAGCTGGCAAGCTGTAGTCCCACACAAACAAGGCAGTTTCTATGGCCTGGGGTGAGTAGTGACGCAGTTTGGCCCAGGCCACAAAGTCACCCGAATCTGTATGGTAGGCCATGAAACGATCCTGTGGCAGGTATTCGTTGACTTCAAAATACTTTTTGAATCGTTTGTAGTAGCAGTAGGCCGTGTAGATATGATCCATTTCAGTCAGGGGCAAGGGATCTGCCAGCACATGTGCGGTAGGCATCAATTCATAGTTGGTATTAGCAGTGCGAACTCTAGTGCTACGGCTCTGATACCAGCGCGGAGCTCCGTCACGCACAGTCAACAAGAATCCAAACTCTAGAGCCGCTGTGTACTCGTGTTCGGTCACATCCTCCAGTTCACAGTCAAAGTGAAAACACTCGCCCTGCTCCTGGTGGCCAAAATTATGATTGAACTTAATTTTCATATAATTATGTATGTATATTATAACCAAAGGAAAAATAATGGATCTCTACACTATCTGGGCCAACAAGGAAGGTGACATATCAGACCTTGAATTTGTTGAAAATATGAGAGGCTTTTTACAGCATCTTGTAGATGAAGGTAAAATGTTATCATTTAGAATAACAAGATGTAAGATGGGATTTAGATCTGTGGCAGATATGCCAGAGTGGTTCATAATTATGGAATTCCGCGACATGGCACAAATTGATGACGCTTTCCGTCGCGTTGCTCCACTAGAAGGAGAACTCGAGGACAAGCATAGAAGCTTTAATCAGTTTGTGTCTGGGGACATCCAGCACGCCTTGTGGAGAGATTATCCGGATGTTTTTGAATAAATAAAGGTGTAGTTCGCGGCACGCCAATGCCCAACTACTCTAACAGTTGAAAAGGAACTATCAGCAATGATATTTACAAAAACAAATCCACCTACAGGCTTTTATGTTTATGCGTATCTACGCAAGTCCGATAATACACCTTATTATATAGGTAAAGGGCAAGAAGGTCGAGCCTGGGGTAAGCATCATTTTAAAATACCAAAAGATAAATCTAAGATTATTATTGTTGAGTCTAACTTAACAGAACTAGGTGCTTTAGCCATAGAGCGTAGATTAATTAGATGGTATGGACGCAAAGATATCGGCACAGGTATCTTAAACAATAAAACAGACGGTGGTGATGGCTCGTTAAATCTGTCATCTGCTACCAAACTTAAAGTTAGTAAATCACTAACGGGTAGAGTCCCGTGGAACAAAGGTAAGCAAACAGGTCCGCGATCTGCTGAATCCATTGCTAAACAAAGTGCCAGCACAAAAGGTAAACCCAAACAGTCAACGAAAAAGATGAAAGGGCATACTCCTTGGAATAAAGGAAAGAAAGTTGCTGAATTACTTTCCCTTGAATCGAGAGCAAAGATAAGTGCTAGACACAAAGGCAAACCAAAGTCAGTCGAACATAACCTTAAGAATAGTCTAGCTCAGAAAGAGTATCAAAGACTTAAACGATTATCTATTACTTGAGATCTCTTAGAGAGATCTGTTCTTTTCGCTGTGCTCAAGAACTTGTTTGTCTTTCGCATTATCCAGATTAATCGGTCACAATTCACCGTATGCACGGTGAACTGACTTCTACATTATCCGAGTAGCACTGTCATTTGTTATAAAGAGATTCGTTTTCACGATGGAGGCGGTTGACCGGTACCCCCTACTCTAGCTTCACATATCAACGGAACCCTAGTGACCCAATAACAAAACCAAGTCCTACGAGCATGGGTCGTATCTTTTTCAACGGAGCCCAAACCATTTGCTGCCTTTAGTTAGCAGTTGCCTTTCACACGCAAGCTATTCCGGACCGGGTATCTCACCGTTCCTCCTTGCGAGTCGAGCTACCTCGACCAAACAGAGTGTGTTGTTGCCTGTCTAAGTTTGTATTTTATTTTTGATGTGACTACCATGTATGCGGCACACTATCTGGCCGTTGTAGTAGTTGTCTGACTCTAATACTCTATGATTAAATTGCTCTCTAGCTTCTATGTAACTGCATTCGGCCTTGGATCGGCAATAAAATAATATTTCTCTTGTGAAGTTGTCTGAGCCTAGCTCTGCAATGTCTTTGTTGAGTTGATCGTTGCTGCCATAGTATAGTTGCCAGTCTGAGTCTATTTTGGTTCTGATTCGTTTCTTCTTCTTGTTGCCGTTCTTGAGTCTTACTACTTTATAGGTTGTCTTGCTAAACTTTGCTAATTTTTTTCCAATATATTTCCGGCCAGATAGTTTATTTGTGATCAAATAGACAAATCCGACACAGTCTTCGGGTAGTTCTGAGATTTGAGAGTTTTCGTACAACCATACCATGGATTCATACTTAGTTCGTTTCCCAACCAACTGCATAGTTTTCAGTAACCACAGGTGTAGAACATTTTTGCCCACACTCAACCCAAGTTTTATTTGAATCAGTAAATCCCTGACTGCACTTGTTCCACAAAGGATCAGTAATGATTTCTTCAAAGGATCGATTGTGGAGGCTCATGCGCTCGCGATATTTGGCAAAAAAACCGTCCTTCCATTCAATAGTTTTATCGCCGTGGGTAAGGCTATGATATGGAAAACTTACCCAACTACAAGGAAATACCACACCTTCGGCATTGACATACACGCCGCGATTACCAATCTCACACAACGGAGTTACGGGTGCATCCTTATACTGCTCTTTGATTTCAAAATATTTTTTCTGATTGTGCTCTAAATAGTCATGATTGTTTTGTTGACGCCCACTGATATTCACAACCTCTCGCTCGTATCTGTGTGTCTTGCTAATAAATTCAGCACGTGGTTCCAGCGGATCATTTTTACCACCATAGCCGCCATACACACTGCCAAACTTCGTGCTTCGAGTCCATTGTATAGCATCCATCTTCAACTGGCCAGCCTGCGAAACAATGTTGTCCAGATAGTCTTGATTGAACGAAAAAATAATAGTTGCCCAAACAAGAAACACATCTTTGTTGGTTTCACGCACAGTTTTTATGCCCTGCATAATGCTTTCAAAATTGCTGTTGACACGATACAGGTTGTTGCTGGTATTGTCGTAACCGTCAACACTAAAGTTAATAGTGTCGCGGTCATTTAGCACCAACGCTAACTCGCGCCACCATTCGGGTTTTTTGTAGCTACCGTTGGTAATTGTAAAGATATGAATATCAGGATTAACTGATTTGATATAGCGACAAATTTCAATGTATTCCTTGCAGTAGATAGGATCACCCACATCACCGCACATGGTCACACGTTTGACTTGATTCAGCAACATTTCTTCTGTAAAAAACTTTTTTACAAAATCTAAGGTCATGTTTTTGTTGAGCCACGGAGTGTCTGGATGTTCTACTCTGGGACAACGTGGACACCGAACTGTGCATACAGCACTGGGTTCTAGGTGCCAATGATAAAATTGCCAATTTATGCCCACAGTGTAAGTTCCTTTATTTTTTTATTCTCTATCATGAGATTGATAGCTTGGGCAACATCCACCGGAGATAATTTTGGTACAGTCAAATGACGAATCATATCGGTATCAACCGGTCCGGGATTAATCAAGCTGATTGCACAGGCATCTGACTGTTTGACCAATACCCTAAACATTTTTTCAAGAGCTGTTTTGTGATCACGATATTCCCAAGGATCATTGTCCAGTTCTGCCTCAATTCGAGAATAGTTTACACAGGTGCTACCTATATTGATGATGTGTTTGTTTGTGCCTTGCCAACAACGAGCCAATTGTTTTAAAATTTCGCACTGCTGGTATTGGTAGTAAGCATTATTTACAAACACATCAACATGTTTGGCAACCGATACTATACTATCAACATCCTCCAAGTTGTAACCATTGGCCCTACTAAAGCCAATGACTTCATGATTATCTTTGAAAAAATCTACAATAGCCAAACCAATTCCAGCAGTATGCCCGGTTACTGCAATCTTCATGCTATTTCCACATCCGTATTGTAACTAGTAAAGCCGTTTTCCTTGATGACCTTGAGTATGTTTTCCACACGTCCAGTCAGTTCATCTCTGTGGCTGACCAACCAGATTGATTTGTGTCGATCACGACTCATCTGTTTCAACAGGGCCAAGGCTGATTCTACACCAGCGGTATCAAGACCGTTGTCAATCATTTCGTCAATGAACAGCAAGTTGATGGGTTGATACAGGCTCTCAAACACATCACGGAAGGCCCAGCTCATGCTCAAGATAAGTCTATTGCGTTCACCGCGACTCAAGTTGTCAAAGTCTAATTCGCGACCCAGCTCTTCAATTGAAACTGTAAGGTCGTTCTGAAACACCACTGTATGCGGAAGTCCTACACGGTCCAGGTAGTGTGTCAGTCTAGCGTTGAGATAGCTAAGATTCTGTTCAATAATTTTCTTGCGGATGAATGAGTCCTTGCTGGTGAGCAGTTTGAGCAAGAAGTCTTGGTGTTCTTGTAAACGAGTAAGTTCATTAAGTGTATCATATGTGACCTCCTGTAGGGCTTTAGAATTCATTTCTTCGATCTGTTCGGTATACGGATCAGTTTCGACAGTCTTGCCAGCAATCTGCTGTTGCAAGGTAGTCACAGTGGCCTGATGCTGGATAGCATCAGCTTCGTTGTCGTAGAACATCTCGGGCGGCTTGCCTAGCGTGCCCAAGGTTTCAAAGGCAGTCTCCAGCTCTGCCAGTGTGGCAGTATGAGTCTGGCACGCTTCTCGCGCTCCCACCAGATCCGTCTGTTTACCTTCCAGGACCTGTTGGTGCTTACTGTCGTGGAATGATTGACCGCATGTATGACACTCATGGTTTTCGAGCGTCTCGATTTCCTTGGATAGTTTGGAAATCGCTTTGTTCTCACGGTCAATGTCCAGTTTCGTGCGGCTGATCTGACCTGATAGATCGTTGATATCCTTGCGTCGCTGATCCCATGCCTTGTGATCTTTGTGCGCTTGTATTTCCACTTCAATTTGTATATTCTGTAACGCCTGTAAGGCCGTCTCGAGTTCTTTGATACTTTCTTCATGTTTTTTGACCCACAGTCCCTGTTTGCGTTTGAGCGAATCGATCTGTTCTTCAATACGCTTGTTGGCTTCTTGTACAGCACGAATACGAAACTCCTCCTGCTGTATGCCATCTTTGGTTTCCTTGTTGAGCTCTTTGATACGATCAGCACGCTCGCTCAACTGTGTGATACCTAAGAGTTGTTCAATAATGGTACGCTGTTCATTGGCTTTCAAACTCAAAAACGGTTCAGTATAGGTGTTCAAGGCCATGATGTGCTTGAACATGTCGTGACTTAGACCCAAGGTAGTTTCGATGGCTTCCTGTGTTTCTCTGCTGTCGCCTTGTGCTTCGTCAGTGATGACCTGTTCTTGGCTGTTGACATAAAACTTCAACACATTGGGCTTGCGACCACGTTCAATCTTGTAGTCTTGTGAGCCAGAGCTAAACTCCAGGCTAACCATCATGCCCTTGCCGTTGGTCTTGTTGACCAGATTATCTTTGCGTATGTTACTAAGCGCCTGTCCATACAAGGCATAGCTTAGGGCATTGATGATGGTGGTCTTACCTGTGCCGTTGCGACTACCATCACCGCCTAGATCCAAGTTCTCACCCAAGACCAGAGTTAGGTCCTGCCGATCAAAGTCAATGGCCTGGGTGGTATTGCCCACACTCATAAAGTTACGAACAGTGAGATTTTTTATATGTATCATTGGGGTCTATTTTTAATTGATTCTTTGTATTTCCTGTACAACATTGCTTCGACTGCGTTGATCTCTCGATCGTTTCGCCAAGGCAAATCAAACCTTGGTTGTATAAATTGCCTGACAAAATCAAACTGTACCAACGGCGTTGGTTGAACCAATCCTAATTCTAAATCAACATACTTACTCTGATGCCTAAACTCACACATACCCTGGAACTGATCATGCCAAAACCAATTGGCATGGTCAGTAACAGTTTCGCTGAGATATTCACTATTTTTAGTCAATAAAAATCCATGCTGTACTTGTGCTAACAGCAGTGTAGCATAATCAACGTAAAATTGCGATCGAATTTGGTGTTGTTGATGGCCAATGAATTTTTTATGATATTCTTGAATCGCAGGCCTAGTCGACGCACTTGAGACCCATATGCGAGCATGACCGAGTTGAACAACATTGTTGTTGTAAACAGGGTCATTTTCTATTTCTTGATTCCAAAATTCTGTGTATTCAAGGTCGTGGGACAAAACCAAATCCAATCTGTTTGGTTCTGCCCATTGTATCAATACAGCATGTTTTTCTGTCAAGTTGTTACGTAAGCATTGAACTATATATTCATTACCGGCACCATATCGAGACAGGTTATGCAACTCAACGCCGCGAGTCATTAATTGAATTATTTCCGGCCACTTGATGTAATCAGGATACCATGCAGGCACCGCCCGACTGTCGCCAAACCCGTCAGCAATGGTTAATAATTTTATTGGTTGAGCCATTGTGTTATTTGATCTGTGTCGCTGAAAAAATTCTCAAAATCATTGTGAGGTACTTCTTTCTCAAACTCTGTCCATATGAAATAATAAATTACAGCTTGCGTCCAAATATCTTTGATGGGTGTCAAATCAAATGATTTTTGTTTTTTGATGTTGTCTAACACTTGTTTAGCTATAGTTATAGGCACAAAGTATTTTTCATTATGGGCATACCATTCTTTCCATAATCCTTCGAACCCAGTGAGTTTTATACCAGTATGTTCGATTGTGTGTTTTAATTCATCATAGTCAAGCAAACAGTCAACACCTACACAATCGATACCAGGTTCAGGACGCCATGCGGTCCTTAATGCATGATCTCGTAAGAACAAAAAATATTTTTCACGTTGTGCCCAGGGTTCTGCAGAGGTCCACGAGTCTGAGTCTACAATTAGTTCGGCTTCGATCGATGATCGCATAGCCTTATCAATCATAGTCCTGGCTACAACAGGCCACGATGTATCGGTATAGCAGACTTTGATAAACTTGGCTCCTGGAAATTCCAGCATGAAATTACGACTATTCGAGTTGATTCCTAAGTCCACAAGCACACTATAATTGCATGCAGGGTCAAATTCATGACTATAATTTGCAGTATATTTTGGAGCCACCAGCTCTAAGCCATGACTATCGCCGGTTGAGCTAAACGGTATTTTATTATCGGTTGGACGTTTAAATCCTTCACCATGCAAGGTTAATATGCCGTTGATAAAATGCCCAAAGCCTCCACTAGGATACCAAACGCAATAAATCATAGGTTCTGATAGATTTTTAACAAGAGCTTAGGATCGTAAAATTCACTTTCAATATTGGTCAACTGATCTGTAACAATCTGATCCACACTTTCAAACTTGACCTCGCCTGGCGCCATGTCAATATCAATGTCGGTGCGTTTGCTGGGTATCAATGCCATTTCTCTCAAGTTGTGATCTTTGATGAATGTTTCTTTGATAAAATTGGCTTCTTCGTAGCTGATATCAATATCCAATTCTACCCGCACATGCATGTTGGGCACCAGTATATTTTTACCATTGTCAATGACCTCGCTCAACTTCATAACACGATAAAGCGGTTGTCCTGGCCATGCCAGATATTTTTCAGGCTGTCCCCATTCTAAGATCATCATGCCACGGTCTGCATCACCGGCGTCGGCAAAGTTGTGCGGAAAGCAGTTACCAATATAGTTGATATTCTTTTTCTTTTGACGCAAGTGAAAGTGACCGGAATACACGCTTTCAACACCGCTAAAATTTTCTACTTTGACTTCGCCGTGATCTGGCATTTCTACCATGGCATTCATCTTGAAGTGCGGCAGTTCAAAATGTCCAAACATGTACTTGGCTGACATTTTGGGCAGTTTCTTGTGGTCGTCCCCGACCAGCCAAGGCGCAATGATCACATCGTCCTGTTTAAACCAGTCATTGACCACTGTGATGTTGGGCAGGTGTTGTGCCCACTCGGCACCGTGTATGTCACGCTTGTCACGATAGTATAGATCATGATTGCCTGGTATAAAATAAAATTGATCAAATGCGGCACTGAGTTTTTCCAGGCTACGCAGGCTAACGTGCAGAGTCTGTAGGTTGATACTGGCACGATGGTGATGCCAGTCACCTAGGAACATGCCGGTTTCGCAACCTTCGGCCCGAGCAGTTGCTATAAACCAATCGATAAATGCTTCACAGTCTTGATTGTGTACCAGACTGTTTGATTTAAGTCCAAAATGGATGTCCGTACAAACAGCTGCCTTGCGGAATAGAGTTGTCATAGATTACAGTTTACAGTCACAATCGGTTGATTGCAACCAGTCTGGTTAAGTTTCGTCGTTGTATTCTGCAATATCAATGTTGGTAACCACAGCTCCTGAGTTGGGGTTCTTCTTGCCGGCATTTTGTCTAGTCCAAGAAGGATTGAGTCCAGCCTGTTCCAACATGTCGTCACGAATGTTTTGATTTTTCTTTTCTAGATTCAAAATACGTGTGAAACTGTTGGTGATCGCGGCTGTGTAGTAGGCAAACGGATTTTGACTTTTGGACTCGTCAAATTGTAGACCAATCTGACTCAGTTGCAACAGGGCCTGGCCACGCATTTCTTCGTTGTAGGTGTAGCCGCGCCAGTTGCTACGAGTGGCATAGCGTTCACATAATTTCATGTACATGGTAGCAAGTGTTCTTGTGGCCTGTCCGTGATCTTTTGAGAATTCGCCGTGCGTCAAGTCGCCTTTCCAGTGACTCTTGCCCACCAACACAGGTTCTTTGGCCTCGTTCAAGCGATAGTGATAGAATGGCGGAAAGTTCAGGCGTATGTGCTTGGCATCCAGTATGGGTTCGTCGACTAGATCAGCCAGTGGATCTTCTTCTTCAAAAAGATCCAGTTCCAGCATGTCCTCAATCTTGCGTTTTTTGCCTGTGACCTTGGGCGCTTTTTTTGGCGCCATGGGTATGTGATCCCAACAGGTAACACGAAACACCAGATCGGTATTGGGGATCTTTTTAGGGTCTACGACCACACCGGTTTCGCGCTTGATACGGTCAGCTCTGTTTCTGCGTGCTTCGGCTATGGTTCTCTGATTGATTTTGAGTACGGTGGGCAAGATGATATCGTACTGATGATCCGTGACCGGATCTAGATAGCTACAGTAGGTGTTCTTGCTTAGGTGAATCTGTTTTAATATGTCTCGGTTGTTGAGGTAATTCTTGGGTGTTATGATCTTGGGGGCAAATTGTGTGGCCACTGAGGAGTCTCCTAATAGTGTAGTTATTGTAGCACAAAAACCACACGTGTCAACCTATTTATCATTATATGGCCAGATTATTTTTGCGGTAAATATTCGATAGGAAACCAACATGGCTGACGATACAAACGTAGACCCAGGTACAGACCCCGAAGTACCTCAACCGGTAGATACACAACCACCTGCGGATCAAATAGCAACTGAACCTCAGCCGGTAGATCCTGCAGCCAACAGCGAAGTTACTTCGGCCGACGAATACACCACTGACAGCAACGGCAATGTTTTCAAGAACGGTACTTTCTATCGTGCAGCCAATTCTGACAGCGAAGTAGATCCTACAGTGGACCCTGAAACTGGAAAACCAACCGATACCTACACCACTGACAGCAAAGGCAATATTTTTAAAAATGGTACATTCTATCGAGCTGCTGCATCTGACAGCGAAGTCAGTCCCACAGTCAATCCTGAAGCCAAGGCCATCACCGATGCTACTGGAGCGGTCAACGGTGGTTCATTCGCAGGCGCCCTGTTTAATCTTGGATCAACATCCGGGGCCATAGCATCAGCTATACAAGGGCTCACCGGGTCAGCACAAAAACAACAGACCTTTTCAGATCAGAATCGACAGATCAATCAAAATGACTGGCGAGTCAAACTGAGTCTAGCACCGCAGAGCAAGTATCTTTATAATTCTCAGCCAACCGGCTCGGCTGGCATCCTGGAACCCTTGCGCGGTACCAATGGAGTAATATTTCCTTACACGCCGGCCATCACCACGGCCTATCGTGCCAGCTATAGTCCTTACGACCTTACGCATTCAAACTATCGTGGCTACTGGTATCAAAACAGCTTTGTGGACATTATCAATATCACTGCGCCCTTTACCGCACAAAATACTACCGAAGCCAATTACATGTTGGCCGTGATACAATTTTTCAAATCTGTGACCAAGATGTTCTATGGACAAGATGCCGAGCGCGGTTCGCCGCCACCGGTGGTTTACCTTTCGGGTCTAGGTGAATATCAGTTCAACAATCATGCCTGTCTGGTGAGTAACTTTAACTATGTTTTGCCAGCTGATGTAGATTACATCCGTGCTGGTAGTACCAACAATCTACAACTGAATCAGGACTTGGCCAGACCCAAGACCGGTGTCAGCATCAACAGCAACTTTGGCAGTTTACAACGGCTGGCCACGGCCATACTCAGCAACGGCAATCCAGTATCACAAGGTGCCAAGCCCACAGCACCACCACCAGCTAATACTCTTAACAGTCCAACCTATGTGCCAACCAAGATTGAAATACAACTAGCCTTGATGCCGGTACAGAGTCGTCAACAGGTCAGCACACAGTTTAGCCTCAAAGGATTTGCCAGTGGTGATCTACTAAGAAAAGGATTCTGGTAATGGCCACTTACGATTCGACCAGTCCTTACTATCTCACTGGATATAGCCAGTTCTTCTTGGATGTCATGGTCAATAGACCCATTCCTAAACGCCCTGATGATCAACTCTTGGTTCTAAATCAGACCTATCAATACAGACCCGATCTCCTGGCCTATGACCTCTATGGCAATCCTGGACTCTGGTGGGTTTTCTATCAACGCAATTCCAACACCCTGACCAAACCACCGCTTGATTTTGCCGCTGGTGTACAGATTTACCTACCCAATATCAATACCTTAAAAACAGTGTTGGGATTCTAGCATGCCGGCCAACCGACAAAACAATCCCAACTTTTTTGGTCCTTTGCCTACCAGCTTTGGAGTAAGTCAACGAACCGTGGCTGCGAGCAGAGACGACGTTGGTACCAACGACCCGGTCAAAACTTTGACCACCACCCAGGCTACCCCGCCGGCTGATCCTAACAACAACGCAGGATTTTACAACGATTCAGAATACAGCGCACAAACCCCGGCACAAAATCCCGGTGTAGGTGCCGCCACCGAAGACGGTACAGCGCCAAACAACACAGTCACACAAACAGTAGTCAACGCATCGGCCAATCAACAGATCAACCCCGAACCCAATGTGCTGGATCAGTATACCAGTTATACCTATGCTATATCCTGGTACATGCTGACACCGACCCAGTTCAATGCTCTGGGGCAAAGCGGTCAAAAAAATATCAATACCTGGAGCCTGTTGATGCAGGACGGTGGTGCTCAACTCACTCCCGGCAACAATGCAGGTAGCCGCAACAGCTATTTCAATCTGGATTACTATATGGACAATCTAGAAATTGAAACTCAGATCTTGGGCAAAGGATCCGGCGGTCCCAACAACAACACGGCCATGAGTTTTACTGTGACCGAACCCAATGGATTTACCTTGATCGATAATCTATACCGGTCAGCAGTGGATCTTTTCAAACAAAACAATCTACCACCCTTGAGTTCTTGGCAACAGGTGCAGTACTGCCTGGTCATACAGTTCTATGGCTACGACAGCGCTGGCAATCTAGTGGCACCGGCCACCGGCAGCATAACCAACAATGCGACCTTTGCTGGCGGTGCTCCGGCTGTGGTACAGAAATATTTTCCTTTTTCCATAGCCAACTTGACCACCCGCATAGTCAACAAGCAGGTTGAATACAAAATCAGCTGTGTGCCGTTACCATACTCAACTGGCCTGGGATCAGCTCGCGGCTCTATACCGTTCAACTATGAATTTTCTGGCAAGACCTTGGCTGAAGTACTGAATGGCAAGCCCGGCAGTGGCATAGCCGCTACCAATCAGGTCCAGGATGGGCGCCTCAGCACACCTACAGTGCAACAAGCACCAACCAACGTGCCCAACGATCAAGCCATACTTGACAGTAGTGGTCAAGTCACAGCGGCCAGCGCAGCTGATCCCAACAGATACGGTGGAGGTTAATCATGCCAGCCAATGGACAGAAGAACGCACTTGGTACTACTTTTCTTGGTAGCTTCCCTCAGAGCTTTAGTGCCAGTCAGCGTACCACAGCCGCAGTACGCGATGCCACGTCGGCTCCGGCTGTACAAGCAGCCGCACCTACCGATCCCAACACAGCGCCGCCCAATGCCACAGCCGCACCCACCGGATCCAACCCAGCACAACAGTTTACTGGTCTGTGTGAAGCACTCAATGCCTGGCAACAGGATCTGGCCAAGAAAAAACAATACAAGATAGCCGACCAGTATGAAATAGTTTTTGCTCCAGCCACCATGGGCAATGCCACAGTGAAAAAACAAGGCGAGACCAACAAGGATCGCACGCCCATGCAACAGCCAACCAATGCCAAAACAGCCTTGGATACCAATACCAATAGTACCGACACAACCGGTCGCCTTATCAGTGTCACAGCCGGGACACAGATCGTGCAGTTTATAGATCAGACCATACGTGCCAGCAGTTATATCAGTGATCAACAGACCTGGGTCATTGATGAGGAAACACAAAAGGCTGTGAAAAACACCACCACAAGCGGAAAAAATGTGGCCTGGTACAAGATCAGTGTGATCGTGACCAGTCTGGGTGCCGATCCTGCCCGCAATGATCAAGCCTACAAGATGACCTACTTGATTACTCCCTATGCCATCAACGAAACCCAGAGCCAATACTTTCCCAAGACATCGTTCCGCGGAGTACACAAGAGTTATCCTTACTGGTTCACAGGACAAAATACTGCGGTCCTAAGCTACGAGCAAGACATCAACAGCACGTTCCTGTTGACGGTTAGCGGTGACTTGCCTAATGTACAACAGGACTATACTACCAACAGTAGTGTGTTATACAAGCGCAGTTTCCAGACTCGTAGTGATCAAAGCGATCAAGGAGCCACAGGCAAAACTCTGGAACCAGCGGCCAATCTGGCCGACTTCCTGTATAATCCCGCAGACTTTGCCAAGGTCACCCTGAAGATCATAGGTGATCCGGCCTGGTTACAGCAGGGCGAGTGTTCCAGTACCATTGATGCTGCCAACTTTAGTTTTGCGCCATTCAACGCCGACGGAGGTATTAACTTTGATGCCAGCGAAGTGTGTTTTGACATAATCTGGAACCAGCCCGAAGACTACGATTTCAGTACCGGCATAACATCGGTCAACAACAATCAAAAAAATTCAAACGGCACCTATAGCCACAATCACCCACAGCAGAATCAAACCTATCGATGCATGACGGTAAACAGCTCATTCAGCAAGGGCAGTTTTACCCAGGTCCTGCACGGCACCTTGTTGACCGATGTGTCTGGAAACGGTCCAGCCAGTGCTAGTACACAGGCTTCTGCCGGTACTGGAAGACCACAGACCGCACCCAGTGTCACCGGAGCAGTGACCAACAGCAACAATACCGCAGGTGGTGCCACTGGTGGAGCAGGAACCAACGCCACTGGTGCTGGAGTGCGTGCTCCTGCTGCTGGTTATGATACCGAACTAGATACCTACACCACCGACAGCAAGGGTAATACATACAAGGATGGGGTTCTGTATCGAGCCGCCGAAGTACCAGATTCAGATCCCCTGTCGCAGACCACTGTGGGTCCTGATGCAGCCAGTGCTCCAGCACCGCAACCAGCCGCACCTCCAGGTGATCCTACCAGCAATGGTGATGTAGCCGTGGCCAACAGTTTGACTCCGGGAGAACAAGTGGTAGAAAATAATCCAGCACCAGCACAACTGGTTGCTGATGATGATTCATCAGATCGATAACAGGAAAGTATAAATGGAAAATATATCACGCAACAAAGGACAACCGCAAGGCTACAAGTTTGATCGTGCCGGTGCTTCGGCTGAATTTGGTCCTTTTGTTGGCGAAGTCATGAACAATGTTGATCCCACCAGAGGTGGTCGCCTGCAGGTCTATATCGAACAGTTTGCTGGACCCAACAAGACTGACAAGAGCCTGTGGCGCACAGTAAACTATGTGCCGCCTTTTTACGGAGTAACTCCGCAACAGGGATCAACTGGCACTGGTACATTCCTACAAGGCAATCAACAGAGCTACGGCATGTGGTTCACTCCTCCAGACATAGGCACCACGGTGTTGTGTTTCTTTGTAGCCGGTGATCCCAATCAAGGCTACTACTTGGGCTGTGTACCGGTGCAGGGCATCAATCACATGATACCGGCCATTGGAGCCGCACCCACAGCTCAAGCTGTAACACAAAATCAAAATCAGTCAACCTATTTTGCCGGCGCCAAACAGCTACCGGTCACAGAAATCAATGCGGCCAATACCAAGATCAATGAGAATCCCAAGTTTTTTGATCAGCCCAAACCGGTGCACAGCTATGTGGCTGGTATCCTGTTCCAGCAGGGTCTCAACAATGACACAGTACGTGGACCAATTCTCAGCTCCAGCCAACGCGAAAGCCCCAGCAACTGCTACGGTATATCCACACCGGGTCGTGCAATCTATCAAGGTGGCCTAGATGACAGTAATGGTACAGCAAGCTCACAGGTAGCCGGTGAAAAACTGGCCGACGTCAAGGTGATTGGTCGCAGAGGTGGACACAGTTTTGTTATGGACGATGGTGATCTAGATGGACACGACAATCTCATACGCATACGCACAGCCAAAGGACATCAGATCACCATGAGTGATGATGGCAACTGTTTTTATATATGTCATGCCAATGGTCAAACCTGGGTTGAACTGGGCCAGGAAGGTACCTTGGATGTGTTCAGCACCAACAGTATAAATCTTCGTACTCAGGGCACTATTAATCTGCATGCTGATCAGGATGTCAATATCTATGCGGGTAACAAAATGAACTTGAAGAGCAAGGCCGGAACCAGTTTACAAAGTGATGCCGATCTCAATGTGGCTACCAAGGCGGCCCTGACTCTGTTTGGCAGCACGGTGGGAGTCAAGAGCAAGAGTAGCATAGCCATGAAAGGCCAAACCATTGCTATTGCCAGCCAAGGTCCGCTGAGTCTCAAAGGACTACCCATCAGCTTGAACGGCCAAGCACCAGCAGCATCGGTGTCAACTCCTGCAGGAATAACCAAATATCTAAATCCCGATGTGGAATTCAACAGCAGTGTGGGTTGGACGGTAAATGCCACCGGAACTGAAAGTATCTGTACTCGCGTGCCCACACATGAACCTTATCCTTATCATAATCAAGGCGTACAAGACAGCACCAGTCTGGAATCAGGACAACCTAGTTCCCCGCCTGGAGCACCCATAGTGCCCGACGATGTGAGCATAACCAAGACATCATGAGCATATTCAAGTATACCCTTCCGTCGGGAGCTACATTTCAAATGAATGCACCCACAGGTACCACGCAGGCCCAGGCTGATGTGATCTTTTATGGTCAGGTGGCCGCCGGAACCTTTGTGGGCTACAGTGCCGGACAAACTTTGACCAGCGCCACATCAAATTTGACCAAGTTTGCCCTGAGCCGACTAGATCGCGGCACAGCTGGAGTAGATGAGCGAGCCGTGTTGGCCATAGTCAATAACATACCCACTATTTCAGGTATACCCGATCTAGTCGGTGTGCCTTTGACCAATGCCATCAGCCAGGCTGACATAGTGCAGGTCAACAGTGGAGCACAGGCCATTGGTCCCTTGAACGAATCACAGGTACAAGGACTCATGGCTCAGGTGGTAAATCTTGTTGGACAGTCGGCCAACGTGGCCACCAATGATCGTGGTGCTGGCCAGTATGGCTTATTTTGCCAACAGCTGGAACAGGCCGGCTATGTCAAACCCGGGACCTACCAGCGTTTTATTTTTGGGCAAATGAATTTGATAGATGTGTTGAATGTAGCATCTATCTGGACCGGCTTCAATGGTATCTATAGTCTTAACGATTTTCTCAACAGCACCGACGCACAAAACAGTGCCTTCCAGAGCTTGATGCAAAACAGCTACAACAGCCTTTTAGCAGCAGGTGTAATCACGCCCACTCCAACTAGCGCAATCACAGCCAATCAAGGCACTGTGTATACCAACAGTGGACTTCAAACCATCAATGCGCTCAGTGTAGCCACTGGTGCCAGTATATCAGTGTCATCAGACGTGGCCGCATCGTTGGCCGGAACGCCCCTGGCTGATCTTTTGAGTACGTCAGTGGTCAACACCAGCACCATCAGTTCTGGAGCCACAGGAACCTTGGCCACAGCGGCAGCTGGCCTGTCCGGATCAACCAACACTGCTGTTAATGCAGCCATTGGAGCCTTGATCAACAACGGAGCTACCTTTGGCACAGCGGCCACCGCTGCCTGGTCAAGACTGGGTAATGTGTCCTTGGGATCCATTGGCAACACCGTGTCAAAAGGTCTTTCCTCCTTGGAAAATCTCAGTCTATCCAGTATCGAAGGCGGTATCAAAAATCTAGGAACCGGAGCAGAGAACTTGATAAAAAATGGCTACAGTGGCCTGTCAGGTGCCTTGAACAATCTACCTGGAAGTCTATCAGGTCTATCCAGCAGTCTCAATATCATGGGCAAATCCAGCAGTTTTGCCACCTTGTTTAGCAATCCTCTAGGTGGACTAAACAATCTAGGCGGTTTCAATGTTAGTAGCTTGGGTCTAAACAATCTAGGCGGATTAGGCACCAATCTGGGTAATCTAGGCAATCTGGGCACCATAAACAATTTAACTAGTATTACCAATCTGGGCAGTCTTACCAATCTCAGTGGCAGTTTAGGTGGACTTACAAAAAATCTTGGCAGCCTAACCAGTATACCTGGACTAGGTAGTATCGGTTCACTCACTGGCAGCCTGGGTAGTCTAGGCAGTATCGGCAATCTCGGCAGTCTGGGTAATCTAGGTAGTTTAGGCAGTGTTGGTGGCTTGTTTGGCGGTGGTGGTGATGAACTGGTGTCTGGAACCAAAGTCGCCGCCGGATTTACCAACACAGTGAATCGCGCCACAGTAAATGCCGCTGTGCAACGTATCCTGGGCAGCACCAAGATACCTGTGCCTAAATTTGAATATGCCTCGACTTCAGCTCAAGCGCCAGCCAAAGATGTATCGGCTGCACAAGGAATCTTGTCAGGCATATCCAGTTCCAGCAATCAAGGATTTGGTGCTACAGCCACAGGTTAAATACAATCATGCCAACCTTTATCGGATTTAACACTATCAATCAGAACAAGCACTTCACAGTGGTGGATTTCAATTTGATCAAGATAGATCTTCTAAACGCATTCAACATACGACAAGGTCAACTGCCAGGTCGACCTGCTTATGGAACCACCTTGTGGGACAATTTGTTTGAGAATCAAACTCAAGAAACCATGCAGACCATCTATGCCGAAGTACAACGTGTGGTATCCGGTGATCCTCGTGTGTATCTGAAATCAACCAATATATTTCCGCAAGAAAATGGTGTTCTTATACAGCTAGAATTGACCACAGTCAACAGCACTGATGCACAACTGCTGGCATTGTTTTTTGATCAATCGCAGGCCACAGCCAGCTACGTTTAACTACCCAGTTTATTTTATCCATAAATAATACAAATTGGAATAACACATGGCCACAACCACAAGACAAACCTACGTTTTTGGAGTCGAGGACTGGAAACGCATCTATCAGACCTATAGAGAAGCTGACTTCCAAAGCTACGATTTTGAAACTCTACGCAAGACTTTTGTGGACTACTTGCGCCTATACTACCCTGAAACATTCAATGACTACATTGAAAGTTCTGAATTTATTGCACTCTTGGATGTCATGGCATTCATGGGTCAAAGCCTTGCGTTCCGTTCCGATCTCAACAACAGAGAAAACTATCTCAGCACAGCAGAACGCCGAGACAGTGTGGTCAAACTGGCCAACTTGGTCAGTTATACACCCTTGCGTAATACCGAAGCATCGGGTTATCTCAAGGTATTCAGCGTAACAACCACTGAGAATCTTACCGACTACAACGGAATCAATCTAGCCAATATCACAGTGAACTGGGCAGACCCTACCAATCTAGACTGGCAGGAACAGTTCAATACTATCATCAACGCTACCTTGGTCAACACACAACGCTTTGGTCGTCCTGGAGCCGACAAAACAATCCTGGGTGTTGACACACAAGAATACACCATAAACTTGGTACCTGGCTACATTCCAGTGGTACCTTACACTTCCAACATCAACGGTGTCAACATGCCATTTGAAGCGGTCAGTGCCACAGCGGCCGGTGAGGATTATGTTTATGAACCTCCTCCTCTGCCCAACGGACAATTCAATATCTTGTTCCGTAATGATCAGCTGGGCTTTGCCAGTGCCAACACTGGATTTTTCTTCCTGTTCAAACAGGGCATTTTGCAAAATCAAGATTTTAATTTGACCGAGCGAATTACCAATCGTGCGGTAGACATCAACATCGAAGGCATCAACAACACCGATGTGTGGCTGTATCAGTTGGACAATACAGGCAACATTACCAGTTACTGGAAATCAGTACAAAATGTTTATGCAGCAGCCACCGAACAACTGGCCCCTGGCACACAAAATATCTACAGCATAGGTAGTCGAACCAATGATCAAATTACCTTGAACTTTGGCGACGGCATATTCAGTTCAATTCCGGTGGGCATCTTCCGTACCTATGTGCGGGCATCAAATGGCCTTACCTACATAATCAATCCTGCTGAGATGCAGAGTGTGAGCATTCCCATCAGCTATGTCAGTAGAACAGGCAACATCGAAACCATCACCTTTGTTTGTGGAATCACGCAACCTGTGACCAATGCCCAGGCCAGAGAAACCATTGCCGAAATCAAACAGCGTGCACCTGCTCAGTACTACACGCAAAATCGCATGGTCAACGGCGAAGACTATTCAAACTTTCCGTTTACTCAGTACAATAGCATTTTAAAAAGCACAGCGGTAAATCGCGCCAGTATTGGAACCAGCCGCTATCTTGATCTAGTGGACGGTACTGGCAAGTATTCCAGCACCAGTATTTTTGCTAGCGATGGTGCCCTATACGAAAGCAATACTCGCCCTACTTTCAAATTTAACTACACTACCACCAACAACATTTCTGATGTGGTATACAATCAGATCAATCCCTTGTTGGCTCGTGCCGGACTGCAACAATTCTATTATGCTAACTTCAACAGACCCAACCTGTCTGCACTGAGTTTGACCTGGCATCAGAGCACAGTCATAACCAATGAGACCACTGGCTATTTCCAAAATAGTCTAGGCAATCCTGTGGCCGTTGGATCATTTGCCAGCAATAATGCTCGTTTTATTACACAAGGCAGTCTGGTACAGTTTGGAGCTCCACCCGGCTACTATTTTGACAAAGAAAACAAACTGCAGGTAGGAAGTCCCACCGGGGCCGACGAAAAGCTGACCATATGGGCCAGCCCAACAGCAGTGTATCTTAGCGGAACAGCCCAAGGCCTGGGTAACTTGCCTTCAGGCATTGGACCCGTGGTGTTGAATACCTTTGTGCCAACTGGTGCTATTCCTTTGTTGGTTATTCCGGTGTTTGAAACAGATCTAGGAAGCACACTGGAGCAAACCATTGTAAATCAGATCTATCTTAGTCAAAATTTTGGATTGGGCTACGATAACTTGACAGCCACCTGGTACTTGATTACCCAGCAGAATCTGGCAGTGGGAGCTGACTACAGCACACAATACGCCCAGAATACATCTGGACAAGGGCTGGATGCAAGCTGGTTGATACAGTGTACCACCAATGGCACCAACTATACTGTGCAGAGCCGATCTCTCAATTACTACTTTGGCAGCGTGGCCGAAACCAGATTTTTCTTTTACACAGGCGACCCAATTTACGATAGCCGGACCGGAACAGTCATCAGAGACTATGTCAATGTCTTGAAGGTAAACAGTCAACCAGACAGCAATCTACCGCTCAATGGCGACAAGGTAATGAACATCATTGACCAACCTGTGCTGAGTGATGGACTAACAGATGACTTCCAGGTTGAAGTCAGTTTCAGCTACGGCTATGGTGATTCAATTCCATCTAATCCAGATTTTTTCAATGACATTGTAGCACCCAATGTTGACTCCAATCACAAACTGGTGTTCTTCCAGGCCACAGTGGACTTTGATAATTTACAACGATATCTCATGCTGAATCCTGGCATAGTCAACAGCGACTATGCTACCATAGTGGCCATACAGTTGAATCTAAGTCAGTACACCACAGGCCAGGTATTTTATGCTTACCAGGACCAGGTGTTTTATATCCTGACTCTAGACAGTTCAGGCAACTACACGTTGACTCCAACCGACACTTATTTGGCACTGACCGGTCGCCAAGGACTGTATTTCCAGTACCGCCACAACAGCCCCTTGACCAGCAGAATTGATCCTGGATCTACCAATATCATCGACCTCTATGTTGTGACCAATGATTACTACACTGCCTATACCAACTGGATACAGGACACTACCGGTACAGTGGTCAACCCAACACCACCTACCATCAATGAGCTGACCACAGCCTATTCGGGTCTACAAAGCTACAAGATGATCAGCGACAACATGATTCTCAACAGTGTGGATTTCCAACCATTGTTTGGTAGCAAGGCAGTGGATTCTCTCAGAGCCACAGTCAAGGTAATACAATCTGCGCAAAGCACTGCCAGTGTCAGCACAATTAAAAATTTAGTGGTGGCCAACATGAGTGCCTATTTTGATCTACAGAATTGGGACTTTGGTCAGACATTCTATTTTTCAGAACTGGCCGCCTACATACATCAAAACATTGGCGATGTGGTCAGCAGCGTGGTTCTGGTGCCATTGAATCCACAGAAGAGCTTTGGTGATCTGTATGAAATCCGTTGTGCGCCCAATCAGATATTTGTCAACGGAGCCACAGTCAACGATGTTGAAGTTATTACCGCTCTAACCAGTACCAATCTACAAACACAACCTGGTAGTGGAGTAATTTAATGGCCGCCAATGTACGCTCGGTAGATTTTCTTCCTGAAATATTCCAAACGCCGGTCAATGAACAATTTTTGGCGGCCACACTTGATCAGCTGATACAAGAACCGGCATTCAAAAAGAGTCAAGGTTTCATCGGTCAACGTGTAGGACCCGGAGTCAATGCCAACGACGGTTATGTGACCGAACCTACAGCCACCCGTCGCAACTATCAGCTGGAACCGGGTGTGGTACAGGTCAATCCGGCCAACACACATCAGGTAGTTGATGCAATAACCTATCCTGGTATCAATGATGCCTTGGCAGTCCAAGGAGCTGATGTGGCCAATCCCAGCAACCTATACAAGAGTGACTACTATGCCTGGGATCCCTTTGTTGATTTTGACAAGTACATAAATTATGCCCAGTACTACTGGTTGCCATTTGGACCCTTACCGGTTTCGGTGACCAATGGGGGAGTTGCTACATTAGAAGATTTTACTGTAACACGCAACAACGGCTATTACACATTTTCAGGCGTCGCCGGCAATAATCCCAACATAACCTTGGCCCGCGGCGGCAGTTATAACTTTGTGGTGGCTCAGAATGAGCAGGCTGCTGTACAATATCGTGTGACCAACAACGGAACTGCCAACTGGAATATTGACTATGAAGCCAATCCTAGTCTGACCCTGACACGTGGCAACACCTACACATTTAATCTCACACAGTCGGCGCCACTGGCATTTTACATCAAGACCCAAGTGAGTCTTGGTACTGTAAATGTCTACAACTCAGGAGTCAACAATAACGGTGCTACCACTGGTCTTGTCACGTTTACGGTTCCGCAAGATGCCCCTGATACTCTGTACTATTGCAACGATGTAGAATTTAATCTACAAGGCACATTCAACATTATTGATGCCACTCCTGGTACAGGTTCTCAATTTTGGATACAAACAGCTCCAGGAGTGAATGGACTCATTCCTGCCACTCCTAACATCAGCAGCAGAGATGTGCTGGGTGTAGTCAATAATGGCACCGACCTGGGCACGGTCACTTTTAATACACCAGCAAATACCGCACAGAATTTCTTTTATAACATGCCAGTCATTGGCCCTGTCGCTAACCAATCTCTGGGTACGGTTGATTTGGTCACTACCTTGCCCTTTGACTCTGTCAATGGACAGACTGTGGCTGATTTCATGTTGGCCAACCCTGCAGGCATCGACGGCATTACCAATCTTGACACACGTACCTTGATATTCGCTGGTAGTAATAATGTGGACCCAGCTCTGTACAATGTCTGGCGAATCAACTATGTAGATGGTGTTATTAATTTGACTCTGGCGTTCACTGTTGACAATCTTACAAAATGCACCATATTGTTTGGTACCCAGTACGCCAATACCAACTGGTATAAGAATGCCGACAGTGTATTTGAGCAAATGCCTTTGCTGACGGCCACACAGGATATCCTGTATTATCAGGACAGCACAGATCCTACCATATTTGGCACAATAACTCTAGTAGACCAAAACACGTCGACACTGGATATTGATCGCATACTTGGTAGTAAATCTTATACCAGTCCCAACGGTGTGGCTTTTACCAACGGCATGATAGTCACTTTCAACAGTCCGACTTATCCTGCCAGTTACGAAGGCAACAGTTATTTTGTAGAAGGAGTTGGCACAGCAATCACCCTGTCGCTGACAAGAGATTTTATAACTCCTGAGACCTATACCAAAAACGCCACCACCCCATTTTCTAGTTTGCTGTTTGATCAGTCACCATTTGATGGTACATTGAACGCACCCTTGGTTCCTGACTATATCACTATCAATCGCTCGGCGATGAATCAGAATCCCTGGAGTCGTAGCAATCGTTGGTTCCACATTGATGTCATCAATGCATCTGCCAAGTACAACAATACTGTTCCTGTTTACGACAACGAATTCATCGCACGTAGACCTATCCTGGAATTCCGTGGAGGGTTACGACTGTATGATTTTGGCACCGATGCTCTGCCACCAGTGAACATTATTAATTTTGATCAGACCGATGCTCTGCACACTGTGAATGGATCCATTGGCTTCAGCACCGACGGTTATACCCTGCTCAATGGCAGCACAATTATCTTTGCCGGTGATCTAGATCCACTTGTACGCAACAACATTTATCAAGTGCAGTTTATAACACCCGACACTGTGCCGCCCTTGATTGCCGAACCAGTTATCAATCTAACAGCCGTTGCTTCGGCCTTGCCCGATCAAAATACTGTATGTATAGATGGATCCACACTGCAGGGCATCAGTTTTAGATATGATGGAACTGAGTGGGTCAAGTGCCAACAAAAAACCAGTGTAAATCAGCCACCAAAGTTTGATGTGTACGACACCAATGGATACAGTTTTGGAAATCAAGACATTTATCCCAGCTCGACCTTTACCGGCAGTCCACTTTTCAGCTATGCCATCGGCAATGGTGCTACGGATGCTGTTTTAGGATTTCCATTGGTCTATCTCAATCTGACCAACATAGGTGACATCAAGTTTGAGAACAATCTTTACAACGACACCTTCAACTACACCATTGACAATGTAGGATACACTACCAACATCAGCACAGGATTTGTTTACGAATACTCAAATCGTGTGACCTTCAAAAAGGACATTGGTTGGCAACCAGCAGTGACACAGAGTCAGATACGCCAGCAGTTCCAGTTTACCTACGATGGTTCTCCTTTGCAGTTGGACATAGCAGTCAACACCAATACCGTGGTGCCGGCTGTGCAGATATTTGTCAATGCCACGTTCCAAGAAAGCTACAATTACACTGTAACTACAACTGCTACGACCACAACCATTACCTTGCTGACCACTTATGTGCCAGGTGACTTGATTGAAGTACAGGTCCTAAGTGATCAAACCAGTAGTGTAGGATTTTATCAGGTACCGGTTAATCTTGAAAACAATCCATTCAACGGCAATAGCCAATATTTTACATTGGGCACTGCACGCAATCACTACAGCACCATAGCTGAAAACTTGATCGGTCTTGAAGGACCTGTAATTGGACCCAACAACACTAGAGACCTAGGCAATATTATTCCGTACGGTCTGCAGATCTTACAACAAAGTGCTCCGTTGACCTTGGCCGGTTATTTTTTACGCAATGAACAGTTCAATATTTTTGAAAGCCTTGATTACAACAGTCGCGAATATATCAAATTCAAATCACAGTTGCTCAATACCGTGATCACCAACGACTGGGGCAATCAAACTGTACCAGAAATTTTAGACAGTGCCATGCTGTTGATGAATGCTGGCGACACCAAACTGAGTCCATTCTATTGGTCAGACATGTTGCCATCCGGCAAAGTTTATGCTTCCAATACCTATACGGTCACAGCCATCACAACCAACCAATTCAACACAGTACAAACTTATAATTTTACTGAATCAAATTATCTAGGACTCCTGGTCTATCTAAACGGTCGTTTGTTGACTCGTAACTATGACTATGTGGTTGGTACAGATACACCAACCTTGACTGTGTTAATTCCTCTCAACGTGGGCGATACGGTCACGATCAATGAATACAACGACACAACCGGCAACTATGTCCCCAACACACCGACCAAGTTGGGTTTATATCCCAAGTTCCGTCCTGAGCTTTATCTAGATTCAGACTACATCAATCCAACTTTTGTTATCCAAGGACACGATGGCAGCACCACCGTGGCCTTTGGTGACATTCGCGATCAGGTCTTGTTGGAATTTGAAACCAGAATTTATGATAATTTGAAAAATGATGGCAATCCTGTGCCGCTTACAGCTGAGGATGTGATTCCTGGCTACTTCAGGACCACTGACTACAGCAACACCACCATCACCCAGATCTTGGGCGAAGATTTCCTCAGCTGGGTTGGCTACAACAAGTTGGATTATACTGCCCAGGATTACTTGGCCAACAATCCATTTACCTACAACTATACCGGTGATGGTATTAGACTTGTCAACGGTCAAATCAGCAACATCAATGAAACAGCTCTGACACAAGGTGCCTGGCGCGGAATTTATAGATATTTTTACGACACATTTACACCCAATCTCACACCATGGGAAATGCTGGGATTCAGTGAGCAACCAGTCTGGTGGACCGATCGCTATGGTCCTGTACCTTATACCAGTGACAACCTGGTGCTGTGGGGTGACCTCGAAGTCGGGTATGTGGCGGATCCTGTAGCTCCTTATGTAGATCCACGCTATGTACGGCCAGGCCTGACCAATGTTATTCCGGTTGATGAGCAAGGACAACTGCTACCGCCTTTGGAAAGCGTGGTCGGCGTGTATGATCCCAACAATTTCAAACGCAGCTGGAAAGTTGGCGACGGCGGCCCTGTAGAAGCTTCTTGGTGGATGAGCTCCAGCTATCCATTTGCTATCATGCGACTGCTGGCCCTGACACGCCCGGCAGAATTCTTCAGTCTGTTTGCCGATAGAGATCTCTACAGATATAACACTGAACTAGAACAGTATCTTTACAATGGACGCTATAGACTAGATGGTAGTGGTCTACAAATCTACGGCAATGGTGTGAGCAAGGCCAGTTTTATCAACTGGATCGTAGACTTCAATCAACAGCGCGGACTCAACAGCACTAATATTTTGAGCACTGATCTGGCCAACCTGGATGTTCGCCTGTGCTATAGAATGGCAGCTTGGACAGCCGATAACTATCTCAAGATCGCCTTGGAAAAATCCAGTCCGGAGAGTCAGAATCAAAGTCTGTACATTCCGCCCGAAAGCTATAATCTCCTGGTCTACAAAGATCAACCTTATGGACGTATAACCTACAGTTCAGTAATAGTTGAAACAGTTGCTGGTGGCTATGCTGTATACGGCTATAGTGGATATGATCCCTATTTCCCTATACAGGTCAGTTTGCCCAATGGCATACTACAAACTATATCAGCTGGCGGTGCTACTGTTTCAGTACCGGCACAGTATTCAAACTCAGTAGCCTACATACCGTATGGCTATGTGTTCTCTAATGCAACCATGGTAGTCGACTTCCTGCTCAGCTACGGCCAGTATCTTTCCAATCAAGGATTTACATTCACCCAGATTGAAAATGGACTGATCATAAACTGGAACCAAATGGCTCAGGAATTCTTGTATTATGCAGAACAGGGCTGGAGCGAAGGCACTATTATCAATCTAAATCCCAGCGCAACTAGACTGACTGTGTATCAAGTTGGATCGGTAGTAGACGACATCATAAGTTACAGTTTGGCCAATCAGCTGTTGGATCAAAATCGTCAGACCTTTGCCACACGAGATCTAGTGATACAACGCTCGGGCGATACATTTACTATCCAACCTGCACCCAGCACATCACAAACCATTAGTTTCTTAGATTTAAAGTTTACTGATTATGAAAACATGATCGTATTTGATAATGTGGACATATTCAATGATCTTATCTATGATCCTATCACTGCAGCCCGCCAAAATCGCCTGTACCTGGAAGCATTTAACAGCACCCAATGGGACGGTACTCTCAATGCCAAAGGGTTCATACTGAACTACAATAACGTTGAGCCTTGGTCTAGCACACAACGCTATACCAAGGGTGAAATTGTACGTTACAAAAACAACTACTGGCAGGCTGCCGGCCTAGTACAGCCCAAGACACAGTTTGACTACAATGACTGGTACAAGAGCAACTACGCCATGATTGATCAAGGCCTATTGCCCAACTTGGCCAACAAGGCCGATCAGTTGGCCAATACCTACAGCACACAAACAGCCAATCTCAACAGCGACAACGACCTCCTGGCCTATAACCTGATTGGCTTCCAGCCACGCCAGTACATGGTTGATCTTGAGCTGGATGACGTAAGCCAGATCAATCTGTATCAGCAGTTCATCAAGACCAAGGGTAGCCTGCGTGCCGCCGAACTATTAACTCGCGTGAATCTTGGCAAGGAAACAGGACAGTACAACATCTACGAAGAGTGGGGCATACTGGTAGGAACCTATGGTGCCAACTACAATCGCAGCTATTTTGAAATCCTGTTGAATGAAGCAGATTTGACCAGCAACCCCAGCACAGTGCAGATCATCTATCCAGGTGAAACCAGCCAGGCAGATCAAACAGTACAGTTGGGTAATTTGTGGAGTTCCAGTTACAATATCAATAGCACAAACATACTACCTACCATCACTTCTCCAGTATCAAATACAGCCTTGCCATCGGCTGGCTATGTCAATCTTGATGATGTAGATATCACTGTATTCAGTCTGGACGATCCGTCCAACATAGCCAGCCAAATCAACACGATTGGAACTGGTACCAGTATCTGGGTGGCCAAAGACAACAGTTACAACTGGAATGTGTATCGTTGCACACAGGTTGCAGGTCAGATCCTGCAGATTACAGACAATCTCAACGGCACCAGTCTGGTAACACTGAGCCAGACCACAGGTCTGGCTGTGGGTGATCTAATTATCATGCGTTACTTTGCCACCGGAATTGATGGAGTGTATCGTGTCCTGTCTACGCCTTCGCTAAACACTGTGGTCATAGCATACAGCTTTACCAGCACCAGTCAAACTACCATTTACAGCAGTGGTAACGGACTGGTTTGGCGCTTGCAAACTCAGCGTGTAGCGCAGGCCAGTGATGTGGCCTCCTTGCCATATTCCAAAGAGCTGTTTTCAGGTGCCAGGGCCTGGGTTGACAACAACGGCAATGGACAATGGGAAGTGCTTGAAAAAACAGCTCCTTTCACGCAGAATAGCATATTGCAACCTAACAGTCTAGTTGAGCAGGCCAACTTTGGCACCAGCGTGACACAGTCATTCAACAGTGGTACCTTGATGATTGGAACACCTGGCATAGGCACTGGTCAAGTAGAAACCTTCTACCGAACCTCGGACGGCAACTACAGAACCGGCGTCAGCTTGACCATCAATGCCACAAACACTCTTGGTTTTGGTCAAAAGGTCACCTATGGCAACAATACCTGGGCAGCCGTTGGTGCACCGGCCAGTAACGGTAACAAGGGCTATGCAACTGTACTGTATCAAGATCCTGCAACCAACGAATTTAGAATAAATCAGCTGATAACTTCACCTGAATACTACCTTAATAATTTGCAGTTTGGTACTGCGATCGCACTCAGCTATGACGAAAGATGGTTGTACATTGGTGGTCCTGGACACAACAGAGTATATGCCTACACGCGAGTGGATCAACAGGCACAGTCAGTTGAATATGTCACTGATGGGGTCACGGTATTTTACAACTGGAGTGACTCAATACAGGTCAATTATCAGGCACCTGCACAACTGCTGGTCACGCTGAACAACCGGGCCTTGACATACCAGGTTGACTATCAGGTAAATTCAAACTCAATACAACTGATAACACAACTGCCACCAAATCAAAAACTGAGAATCACTCGTCGGGTGGCTGTTAATTTGACCGGCAATGGTACAAGAGTTGGTTTTAATTTGACAGGATTTCTGTATACCATTACCGACATAGATTCATTTACAGTATATGTTGATGGAATTTTACAACGCCCATCTATTGACTACATTTATAACACTGGCAATCTTGAAGATTTGGTCACTCTGGATGGTGAATACATAAACACCGACTCTATGGAGCAGGTGGTTGTAAATACTCCCGACACTGGGTTGGTATTTGCAGTAGCGCCTAGAGCAGGTGCAAGCATTGATGTCATAACATCAACCTACTGGGCCTTGGTCAACACCTTGGAAACTGGCAGCCTGGGTCTGGCTGATGATGCTGGATTTGGCAGCAGTCTGGTCACCAGCACCGACGGACAAACACTCATAGTGGGTGCTAAAAATGATCAGACTCTAGATAGCAACGGCAACATAGTTACACATGCAGGGTCTAGCTATGTGTACGATCGTAGCGTGATACGCTACATTGTAAACGATGCCACTCAGCTGGTATATACTGTACCTGGTATGGTCAGCACACCAGTTCAGGTCACACTAAACAAGACTGTCTTGACCAATACAGCTAATTTCTTAAATGGTCAATATACAGTTTCAGGCAACAACATTATACTGTCCAGTTCAGTGTATCTAGTTCTAGGCGACGAATTAGAAATCAGCACCAACCAGTTCCAGCTGGTGCAAAAACTGTCGGCAAATAATCCCGCCAGTGACTCCCAGTTTGGTTACAGCCTAGCCATGAGTTCCAACAACACCACGGTTTATGTTGGCGCACCGAATGCTAGCGACACAACCACCAACAGTGGTGAAGTACAAAGCCTCGTAGACCAGAGTCGTAGGTATGGAGTGATTGTGAGCAACATAGCCAATCCAACTCTTACAGCCGGTGATACCATACGTATCAACAACATAGAGATAGCGGTGCCTGCTAGTCCCGACAACACTATTGCTGGACTGGCCCGTGCTATCAATCCAGGCCCATATCTCAGCACTGTGCAGTACCATACCGGTAATCGAGTGATTTACCAAAACTTGTGCTACACAGCTCTGACCACCAGCACCAACAAGACGCCTTCGAACAATCCGTCGTTCTGGAAACTCAGTTTCAGCATACCCAATGTGTCGGCTAGCCTAACCAGCGATCTTACATTTGTGGCCGACGGGACAACCAAGATCTATGATGTGGGATCCATTTATTCTTCTACAGTGTTTGGCCCGGGCGGCCCAACTACTAAGGTCTATGTTGCAGGTGTATTGCAAACCTATAGTACCGACTATACCTACGACAATACCGCACAACAGATCTTATTTGTAACAGCTCCACTGGGTGGCAAAACCATCTTGGTTGTTTCGGGACGCCTGGTGTTGAATGTCATAAATCCTTCAGCAACCGCCTACAGTCAACTCACAGTGTTGCCCGGCAGCAATGGAACAGCATTCGCCAACCTTGGCTTTACCAGCTGGATCTATACGCAAACTATCTACAGTCCCAATCCGGTAAATTCTGGACGATTTGGACATAGCCTGGGTGTCAATGCCCCGGCATCAAATCTAGTGGTAGGATCGCCCAACGGCAACGTGTACGAAATCATGCCGTTCGACGGCGGTAAGACCATATTTGACAAAAATAGCACCAGCTTTAGCAATCTAGTGACCAACTCTGGCGTGGTCTACACATTTGATCTTTTAGAAAGTGCCAATCCTTCGGCTACCAACCCAGGACAACTGGTATTTGGTCAACAGGTTTATAACACCACTTTGGCCCAGGGCGATGGCTTTGGAACTTCGGTATCTTTCACTGAAGGACAACTGATAGCCGGTGCTCCAGGTGCCGATCTTGGATCAGCCAATCAAACCAACTATGGAACTGCCACTGTGCTTGACAATCTGTTGGGCTTGCCAGCCTGGCAAGTGATACATCAACAAGAACCAGTGGTCAATGTAGAATTGATTAATTCTGTTTATTCTTTTGACAAGCTGTTGAGCAGCACGCAGACCTATTACGATTTTATTGATCCATTGCAGGGCAAGATACTTGGAGTGGCCCAGCAAAATATTGACTATATTGGAGCTGTAGACCCAGCCAGTTACAATCACGGAACTGTACACAACAATGGAACTACCTGGGCTGCCAGCCATGTAGGTCAAATCTGGTGGGACACCAACCTGGTAAGATTTATCAATCCCAATCAGAATGATATAACCTATGCTAGTCGCCAATGGGGACAAACATTTCCGGGCAGTAGAGTAGACATCTATCAGTGGATAGAAAGCTCTGTACCACCAGCCAACTATAGTGGACCTGGAACACCGCTCAGCACCACTAGTTACAGTGTAGGATCTGCCCTGGGACTCAATGGGCTGTTCTCTACCACTTATTACTATTGGGTTAGGAATATACCTACTGTATACACAGGTAAGACTCTGAGCACAACAGCCATTGCCAGTTATATTCAATATCCTATCAACAGTGGAATTGCCTATATAGGTGCTTTGAATTCCAGTGCCATTGCACTGTACAATGCAGTTCCAAATCTGGTCAGTGCCAACAACACAGTGTTACATGTTGAATATGATCAACAGGCCGCTGGCTCACAAAATAATATTCATCAAGAGTATGCACTTGTAGCCGACGGACGTCCGCACAGTTTCTTGGACGACACCCTGTATAGAAAATTACAAGACAGTCTCTGCGGTGAGGATACTGTAGGAAATCCAGTACCTGATCCATTCCTAAGTCCTGGTCAGCGTTACGGAGTAAAGTTCCGGCCAAGACAAAGCATGTTCAGTGATCGATTTGCAGCACTGGAAAATTATCTTACCAGAGCCAACTCTATACTGGCGCAGTACCCTATCAGTGAAATTAGGAGTTTCAATTTACTCAACAGTTCTGAAGCCTTGCCATCATCGGTCACAGCCACAGCTACAGTTTGTTCAATCTCGGGCAATATTCTCACTGTGGGTGGTGACTTGACAGGTGAGTTCGTGGTGGGAATGACCCTGACCGGAGACGGAATACCACCTTTTGTCACCATCAATGGCTATGGTGACTCTGGAACTTATATTCTCAATGACAGTTTGTATTTGACCAATGTGGCAGTGACAGGCACCAATGGTTACAACCAACAGGTAGACAGCTACGAAGTACTGACTTATCAAAATCTTTATATTGTTCCGTTAGGCTATCTATTTTTAGTTACATCGGATTCAACACAAAATGGTCGTTGGACTGTGTATGAAGTGGCACTAGATGCTACAGGGCTCAAGCGTGAAACAAATCTGATACGTATCCAAAATTACGATACTCCACTTTATTGGAACTACATTGACTGGTATCTGCCCGGATACAACAAGGCCACACAACCAGTGGCACAGGTACAAAATACCGGTGATCTGCTGAGCCTAAGCCTATCACAGGCTCCTGTTGGCAGCAGTGTGCAAGTCACCAATTACAATGGTGGCATGTGGGAAATTTATCTACGTACCACTGCTGTCGGAGCCATATCAGACTGGACACGAGTAGGATTACAACAAGGTACCATTGCATTCAGTGAGACCTTGTGGAACTATCAGCTTGGAAAATACGGATATGACGCCCAGGTATTTGATGCTCAGTACTTTGATCAAGAACCAGTGATTGAGACTAGAAAAATCATCCAGGCCATCAATCAAGAATTATTCATTGATGATCTATTGATATTCCGTAATCAGTGCTTGATCTTGTTGTTCAACTTTGTCTACAGTGAATTTACTGCTCCTGACTGGTTGGTCAAGAGCAGTTTCATCGAAGTAGATCATAATTTGCGTGCTTTGTTACCTTATCAGCTGTATCAAAAGGACAATCAGATTTTTGTTCAAGATTATTTGAATGAAGTCAAACCTTATCATGTGCAGACTTCTGCCTTTAATTTGATATATGACGGTCTTGATACCTATGGTGGAGAACTAAGTGACTTTGATCTGCCGGCTTACTGGAATACAGATCTGGTAATACCGCAGTTTACTAGCCCTGTGCTGACTCCATACACGCTATCCGGCAGCCTAGTTGAATCAACCATCAGCGACGAAGCATCAAATGCCGCTGTATGGAGCCAATGGCCCTGGTCCGACTGGTTCAACAACTATACTCTCAATATTGATTCGGTAGAAATAGTCAACGGCGGATCGGGCTATACCGTACCACCAGTGGTAGTGGTCACAGGCAACTGCACCCAGCAGGCCACCATGGCTGCTGTGATCAACAGTGCTGGCCAGGTTGTGGCCATAAATGTGCTCACACCCGGATCCGGTTACGTTACCACAGCTACTATTTCTCTCACCGGTGGCAACGGGTCGGGTGCGCAAGCGGTTGCTGTCATGAGCAACAGTCTAGTACGCAGTTTCAAAACTACTATCAAGTATGATCGTTACCAGTATGCGTCTACCATACACGAATGGCAAGCAGGCGTGACCTACAACGCAGGGGATCGAGTTCGTTATCTTGATGCGGTTTGGTCAGCCAACACTACCTTGAATGAAAGCTATTTTGATCCGGCATTTTGGTCTTTGGTACCAGCTAGTCAGCTCAGTGGTGTAGATCGCACCATGGGTTTCTATGTACCCGGTGTCAACATGCCCGGACTCAGTCTGCCCTTGTTGATCAACGGAGTCAGCTATCCTGGAGTCCAGGTCACTGGACCCACTTACAACCAGAACACAGGTTTTGATGTGGGCAATTACAACATCAATCCATTTGATAACATCAGCTACGATGCCAGTGGACAACCCACATATGATCCTAGTATTCTAGATGCTAGATATTCTAGTTCGTATCTGGATCTATATCTAGGAACAAGACCCACTGATATCAATGTGGACGGCGGTGGATACATTGATACCTTCAGCAGCTATGCTCCAGAAGAACTGGTACCTGGCAGCGAATTTGATACCTTGGACATGCGGGTATATACCACACCTGGCGCTGACTGGCAACAACGAGGACACGGGTTCCTTGAAGTTCTTGAAAAATTTGTATACGATCCCTTGACTCCAACTGTGAGCTTTGCCGGTATGGCACCTTACCCAGCACAGGTACGTGTGTCCAATCAAACGCAGGAAACTGATCTGGTGTTAGGCACAGGATATACTGTAGACTGGCCCAATCAACAGATAACCATTACAGGCAATGCCACTGCTGGTGATACCATTGTGATTTCTGTGTTTGAAGTCGGTGGAGGCAATCAGCTTTACAGAAACAACTACAACGGTGCCAATTTGCCCACCCACACAGTTGACACTACTGTTTACAGTTATGCCATATTACCGGTAGAATATTACCAACAGGGCAGTACGAATCCCAACATACAGGAACTGGTGGTGTTTATTAATGGTGTGTTATCTACCAATTATGTCTACTCAGCCTATGGAGTCAATGAAACCGAAGTGGTGTTCCTTGAACAGTTGACAGCGGCTGATTTTGTCTGCCTATATGTTTTGGCACCTACCACTATCAACGGAGTAACAACCAACTACAGCTGGAGTACTCCACAGACTCAAATTATCACAGCCACAGGTGCTACATCATATGTGCTAGATAACAATTTGGACTACAGTAATCCCAGTAATTTGATTGTATCCGTAAACGGGGCTAGAGCTCGCATGGCCAGTGGTGTCAATTATGTGGGCGATGGTGCCATTTCATCGTTCCTGTTGCCTACACGCTCGGGCGTGGATCCTAGTACAATTTCAAGTTCTGCTGTGTCGGTTTATGTAAACAATTTACCTGTAGCAACCACACAATGGTCCCTGTCACCACTGGGTCCTATAGCGGTCAACGGAGCCAATGGAAATGGTAGTGTAGCCAGATTGACATTTGCGGCCCAGGCAGTTCCTCCCTATCTACCCGGTGAACAAATTACTGTTACTGGCTTGACCGGAACTGGCAGTGGCTATAATGGTACCTTTACAGTTATATCTTGTACTGTAACCAGTGTGTTTTTTGGCAACACCAGTACCGGGGCCTATGTGTCAGGTGGATCCATTGTGGGTGCCACAAAATACGTAACCTTTAACACTGTTCCTGCCGCCGGCACTGCCATACAGATCTACGCATCAGCCAATCCACAGGCCATAGTGAGCGATGGTGTCCTGACCTTTGTGGCCGGAGCTGGACTAGTTCCACCTGCTGGATCTACTATTGCTGTGACATCCTGGAATGACACACGGCAACAAGGACTTCTTACTCAGTTGTTTTCAGGTCCAGTGGTAGCTGGTATCACTGTATCAGAAGGCCTTGATGAAACTCCATTTGATCCTAATTACATACAGTCCGTACAGTATTCTTCTGACCCTGGTCCGTTTGAAGCAGGATCCCTGAAGGCCAACTATCTCTATCAGATCTACATCACCGGCAACACTGACTGGACCTTGTGTGGCGCCGCCAATAACAATCCTGGAACTATATTCCAAGCTCTTGGTCCAGGATCTGGCACTGGACTGGCCTATGCAGTTGATCTAGTGCGTAGCAATGATACCGATGCCTACAACAACAGTTCTGGATCATACGACTTCACCACAGGCGAAACAGTGCAAGTCAATGACATAGATCTGGGTACCATAATCACTGACCCAGACCGGTTGTGGGTCTACTTCAATGGTCGCCGCCTATTCAATGGTAGCGGATTTACTCTTGACGGAACCAAACTGAATCTCAACACCGGAGTCATGGGACCAACTGATCAAGTGATAGTCACACAGTTTACAAACTTTGTTGTGCCCGAAGCCATGGAGTTCCGTATATTCCAAGACATGCGCGGAGTGCAGGCAACCTACAGAATGACACCAGATACCACCAGCACAACAACTCAGGCTGTGACTAAAACTGATGATGTGATTCATGTGGCCAATGCCGCGGCCTTGTCGGCTCCAGATTTGGCGGCTGACATATGGGGAGTCGTTACCATAGATGCCGAACGCATCATGTATCGCTACAGAGATACTACGGCCAACACCATCAGTGGTCTTTTACGTGGCACAGCTGGTACAGCCAATGCTCCACATGTTGCTGGAGCCATAGTTTACAGCATGGGCCCAAGTCAGTTGCTGTATGCACAGTACCAGAACCACGTGGTCAGCAACACCATACTGTCCAATGGAACTCAAACTGTATTTGTAGCTGAAAATATCAACGTAAGTGACCTAACAACCACACAACAACCAGAAGCGGTGCAGGTCTATGTAGGAGGATTATATGTCCAGACTGGATATACCTTGACCAGCGCTGACCCGGCCACTGTGACATTTGATACAGCTCCTCCAGCAGGGGTTGATGTTACTATCTTGGTACAGCGCGGATCAACCTGGTATGCACCCGGCGATGGCACCGCCAGCAACGGACAACCTTTACAGGATACCGAAACAGCACCTGCAAGGTTTTTACGGGGCTTATAATCCAGCTAAATAACTCATGACCCAGAATAACCAGCAAGAAACTGCGCCAAAATCAGCAAAAGCTCCTCAGGCACGTCCCAATGAAACCGGGACTGTGGTAGTACGGGGATTTGTAAAAATATTTGATCCAAACACACAAGAAAAATTTGTGGAGAAACCAGCATGATGATCCAACCCGGACTGGCCAGAATTGAAGGCTTTGTAAAAATTACCGATCCTAACACCGGCGAAGTGTTAGTTGATAAAAAAAATGCCATACACTATGAAAATATCAGTATTGCTATGGCACGCACTCTGAGCAATAGAACCAGTGCTCAGGGCGGCGGCTGGATCTATGCCATGGCCTTTGGCAATGGCGGTAGTGCAGTGGATCCAACCGGTGTCATCACTTATTTGCCACCTAATACTACCGGCACAAATGCTACCTTGTACAACGAAACTTATGTCAAGGTGGTAGATGATAATTCGGTAGCCGATTTAGATCCAGCCAACAACTACATGACAGTCCTGCATACATCAGGTCAACCTTATACAGACATCGTGGTAACCTGTACCTTGGACTACGGCGAACCTGCTGGACAACAGGCCTACGATAACAGTACCAATTTTAACGGTGAATATGTGTTTGATGAGCTAGGGCTACAGTGCTACGGTACCAGCGCCACAGATCTGTTGCTGATCACCCATGTTATTTTTCACCCTGTACAAAAGAGTCTGAACCGCCAGATCCAGATTGATTATACCCTGCGTATCCAGACTTTGACAAATTTAAGTGCCGCATAAATATGAGTATATTAATGTGCGGTAAATACAACAAGACGGAGTAATAAAACATGTCATACACAATTAACCTAACTGATGGCGCTATATTTGCTGTCATTCCTGACGGTACAATAAACACCAGCAGTAGCATGACACTGGTGGGCAAAAACTATGCCGGTTACGGTCAATTCTTAGACACCAACTTTATACACCTTCTAGAAAATTCATCCAACACTACTCCTCCTGGTGCTCCGCTAACAGGTCAACTGTGGTGGAATTCTGGTAGCAACTTGCTACAGGTTTATAACGGCTCTTCATGGAAAACCATCAGCAGCGCCACAGCGCAAGGAACAGCACCTACCAGTAACGTGACTGGCGACCTCTGGTACAACACTACCAATGCACAGTTGTTTGTCTGGACTGGCACTGCCTTCCTATTGATTGGACCAAACTATAGTTCAGCCACAGGTGTCACTGGTGCATTTGCCAATGTGATTACCGACAACAACTCAACTGTGCATCCTGTGATTGAGCTGGTAGTCAACAGCGACATAGTTGGCATTGTGAGTCAAGACGCTACATTCGTTCCGCAGTCGGCCATTCCTGGATTTGCCAATGTGAATCCTGGCATACAGTTGGCCACCACAGTCAATGGACAGGCACCACAGTTCTGGGGCACAGTCAACAACGCATCATACCTGAACGGATTTACCAGCGACAGTTTCATGCGTACCGATTCCAATACCACAACCACTGGTACCATTGCTATCAACAACAATGCAGGCCTATCAGTGGGCGCCAGCCAAGATTTCAGAGTATCTGTGGCCAATACCAATGTGACCGTGGCCAATCAAGACAACGGTGGCAACATAGCATTTGTGGTCAACGTGGCTGGAGTTCCAACCACGGCCATGACCATTTTTGGTGCCAATGGCACTATCCAAGGCACACAGATCACGGCACAGTATGCTGACGTGGCTGAACGTTTTGAAGCCGACGCCGACTTGGCTCCAGGTACAGTAGTTGAGTTGGGCGGTTCTGCCGAAATCACTCAAAGTGCTACAGAATTAAGCGACAATGTGTTTGGTGTTATAAGTACCCAAGCAGCCTACCTAATGAACAGCTCAGCTGGATCAGATTTGACTCACCCAGCAGTGGCCATGACAGGACGAGTTCCGGTGCGAAGCATTGGTATCGTGCGCAAAGGAGATCGCTTGGTATCTGCTGGCAAGGGCCTAGCCCGTGCAGCACAGGCCGGAGAAGCCACAGCATTTAATGTGATTGGTCGTGCGTTGAAAGATAAATTAACAGCAGACGAGGGCACCGTAGAAGCCATTGTCACAATCAAATAACCGGAACAAAAAATGACATACATCTCAACTGGAAACATACAGGCCACCGATTACAACGGTTTCGTAAGTACAACATCTGGTGGCAACGTTAATGCCACTTGGGGTACAGCTGGCAACGGTGCAGGTTACGGTCAAGGAAATATTTCCACAGTTGCGACCGGTGGTACAGTACAGGCTACTCAGTGGTCAAGTTTGTTCAGTATTATAGCCAACATGGCTTCACATCAGGGCTCATCAATTACCAGCCGTACACCATATCCGGTCACTGGCAACATAATCTATGCCAATGCCAACGTGGCCACCGACATTGCCACTTGTTATGCCAATCGTGCCAATGCGGCTTCAGTTGGCACCCTGTTTACCGGCTGGACCGGCTCACCCAGCAAGACCACTGCCACAGGTGGTGGTACTGCCGCCTGGAGTATCAACTGGACGCACACCATCACGTTTGCCAACACAGCTGCTTATTATTCTTTCTTTAATGCAGGTGGAACAATCAAATGGTACAACAGCAAAAACAGTACCGGTGCAGGTGGATCTACCCAGGGCGATGCTGAATGGAATGCTTTTATTGGATTTGGCGGGGCCGGCGGCAAGTGCGCAGGCAACGTGGTACTGACCGGCAGTGGCACTAGCAAAACTATCAATGGTACTACCTATGTAGGAACCAACAAGTACGGTGGAACATTAACTCCGGGCACCTTGGCTTCAGCCACAGGTGTATTCAACCTGGGTACAGCCAACACAACTGTTTTCCAACAGAATGATACGGGTACTGCTTATACCAGCAACTATGTGCGTATCAATGCCTTGGTCAACAGCACCACAGCGCCAACCACCTTGACTCTGTATACCACCTGGTACGACGCAGGTGATGGCAACGCAGGTTCCAACACAGCAATTTCAGGCGGAACAGCGGCAACTACAGGTACTCTTAGCTTTGGTTCAGCTCCCACAGTATTGGTTACTCTTACACCTCCAGAGCAACTCTATATTGCCAATACATGGGGAAGCCCAACCATTTCGTCATCATTCGTATGACCGTAATACTCGACGATATATCACCAAAAGCCCCGAAAGGGGCTTTACCTTATGTAGTTTTTGTAGTATAATAAACCTATGGATACTGAAAAACTTGTAGCACACGCCCGTGCCCGTTTTGAGCATGCTGCTTCTCGTCGCATGCTCAAAGAAAAATACCAAGGCAAATCTGTATTTGCTCATGCCGGAGGCATGTGGCAGGCCGGACCAGAGCTGTTGACTCTATTAAAATGCTGTAGTGGTGATGTTGTGATCCTAGATCTGTATGAAACACCGGTAAGAGTCAATGCTGAAGAATTTTACGAGCAGGTACTTGAACGTTGGCAAGAACAACTCAATGCCTGGTTGGTTGAATATGAAACTTTGAACAGTAACCGATGACCACAGGTGCGTTAATCTTTGCTTTTAATAACGAACATGTTGACTACGAAGCCATGGCTCGCTGGTCAGCCAGCAACATTGAACGGCATCTTGGCATACCTACCAGAATCATAACCAATCAGGATGTAGAACCGATTGCTGGATCAACTAGAACCTTCCAGGACCTACCGTCTCAGGTCACCTGGTACAATGTCAATCGTGTAGATGCCTATAATCTGTCACCATGGGATTGTACCTTGGTGCTGGATGCCGACTATGTGGTGGCCAGCAACCAGCTACAGGCCTTGCTAGAAGCAGATATAGATTTTATTGCCCATCGTACCGCTTATGATGTCACAGCCAAAGAAACTTTTAAAGACTTGGATACTTTTGGTGATCATCGCATGCCCATGTGGTGGGCCACAGTCATGATGTTCCGCCGCAGTGAACAGGCCCAATTGATATTTGAAAGCATGCAGATGGTACGCCAACACTGGGATCATTATCGTAGCTTGTACGGCATATCTCGTACCACGTATCGTAACGACTTTGCCCTGAGTATAGCACTAGGCATGGTCAACGGGCATGTGTTGAATCATGCTGATATTCCTTGGAAATTGGCCACAGTCACACACGAACACAAACTGACCAAGACAGGTCCAGATGAATATCGTGTGGACTGGACTGATCAAGAATCTCGTCCACGCTGGATGAAACTGACACATGATTTTCATGCCATGGGCAAAGGACACTTAGGAGCCATTGTTGACCTTGCTAGCTGAACGTGGATACTTGATACCGGCCATTGGCGATCAATATGTGACCTGCGCCAGGCGCCTGGCTGACTCGATACTACAGCATCATCCGCTGGCTGACATATCCATAGTGACTGTTGATCAATTACCACATGGAGATCTGGGCGGATTCGCTAACGATTGGCAAATGTTTGAGATTAGTCCCTACAGACAGACTATCAAGTTAGAAGCGGACATGCTCTGCGCCAGCCCAATTGATCATTGGTGGACCTTGTTTGAACGCAGAGATCTAGTGATCAGTACCGGTTGCCGGACTTATCATGACACGCCAGGCCAGTCTCGTTTATATCGCAAGATATTTGATCATAACAGTTTGCCAGACGTTTACAATGCCATTACCTATTGGCGCCGTAGTAAAACAGCACAGGATTTTTTTGATCTGGTGCGTACAATTTTTACCAATTGGCAACAGTACCGTGTGTTGTTGAAATTTCCAGATTTAGAAGCCACCACCGATGTGGTCTATGCCATGGCTGCAGTTATCATTGGCGAAGATCAAGTGACCTTGCCGCCAGGATTGGGTCCAACCATAGTACACATGAAGAAAAATATGATAGGAACTGTCTCTGAAAATTGGACTGACGAACTGGTCTGGGAAAACGATCCTTTCAGGATCAACACTATCGCCCAATGGGGTCTGGTGCACTATCATGTCAAGGACTGGAACAATGAGCAATAGTACCAATGATAATTTTTGGCTGGCCTTGTCACAATATGTACCGCCAGATGTGCATGATCCTATCTATAGATTATACTACAACGAACTGGGCGATGTGTTATTTTACAGTATGGAAGATTTACCCGGTAATTACATAGACGTTGATCCAGAAATATTTAGAGCTGGTCCAACCAACTGTCGCGTGGTTGAAGGAAAATTGGTCTTTATCAAAACCAGTACAATACACAAACTTCGTCCCAATGGGAAAGGCACAGCTTGTCACCCACAAGACATCTGTGTCATGGTCAACGAGTCAGAACCGCATATCAAATGGAGTTTACAATGATTGAAGTAACAGGAATAGACGTAGCCGATTTGGATTGCATATACCTCAGCTATGATGAACCCAACAAGGAAGAAACTTGGGTGCGTATCAAAAATATGGTGCCCTGGGCACGACGTGTAGATGGCATCAAAGGATCAGACGCCGCACATAAGGCCGCAGCTGAAATGAGTACAACTGAGCGATTCATCTTGATCGACGGTGACAACATTCCTGACGAAGATTTTTTCAATCAACGTATCGTACTCAAAGGTGCCCATGAGCACCGTGCTGTATTTCGTTGGCGTGCTAGAAACATCATCAATGGACTCATGTACGGCAATGGCGGACTGTCATGCTGGACCCGAGAGTTCGTGGCCACCATGCGTACCCATGAAAACACAGACGGTTCTGCGGCCAATGATGTGGAGTTCTGTTTCTATCCAGATTATCATGCCATGTACAACTGTTATAGTACCACTTACCCTAACGGATCTGCTTTCCAGGCCTGGCGTGCTGGCTTCCGTGAAGGAGTGAAGATGTGCTTGAATCAAGGCGCACGCCCCACAGTAACAGAATTCCAAGATCGTGTACATCATCGCAATCTTGATCACTTGACCATATGGCACAATGTAGGACGCGATGTAGACAATGGCATCTGGGCTATCGCAGGATCACGTATGGGCACCTACATGACCATGCTGACCGATTGGGACTACAAACAGGTGCAGGACTTTGATACTCTGGCTCAATTATGGACAACGGTGGAAAATTCTAATCCAGAACTACTTGCTGGCCGTGTGGCCGAGGATCTTACCACACAACTGAGTCTGCCCATCAACATGATGTTGGAGAAAGAAAGCGCCTTCTTCAAACATCATTATCGCAGTAACTGGCAAAACCGTCATTTTATGGACAAAGAAATTGATGTGATCAGGAGTCAAGAAGGATGGTAAACAAGGGTGATGAAATCACTTCAGATTTCAAATCTAAATTTCTGAGCAGTGCCGAGGACATGCAGGCTCTGTTGGGTCCGGCCATGTGCCTGGCCAAATGGAAACAGGTAAGCCTTCATTTAACTACCGGACTCAACAACAGTTGCTACCATCCTCCCTTGCATGAAATACCCACTGAGTCGCTGGCCAACGATCCTAGTATTCTGCACAATACACCCTACAAAAAAATACAACGCAAGATCATGTTGCAACAAGAACGTCCTGCAGAATGTAGCTACTGCTGGAGCATGGAGGACAATGGCAAACTAAGTGATCGACACTACAGATCGGGCGAGCCATGGGCGGCCGTAAATTTTGAATCAATAATGAATTCCTCAGGAGATGAAAATGTTGTTCCTAGTTATGTTGAAGTTAATTTTAATCACGCCTGTAATTTGGCTTGTAGTTACTGTAGTCCGCAGTTTAGCTCAACTTGGCAAGCAGAAGTTGATAAGTGGGGAGGATATCCTACTGGCACTATACACAATGATCCCAGTCACTTTACTGGTCGCAATCGCCCTATACCTAGTCGTGACGCCAATCCCTACGTTGATGCATTTTGGTCTTGGTGGCCTGAACTGTATCCAGAACTAGAACATTTCCGCATGACTGGCGGCGAACCCATGCTGGATAAGAATACCTATCGTGTGTTTGACTATGTGTTGGCCAACCCTAAACCCAACTTACACTTGGATGTGACTAGTAATTTTAGTGTGGATGAAAAGTCGTGGCAAAAATACAAAGGCCATGTGAAAGAACTGTGTGAGGGTGAAAAGATCGAACATTTTATGCAGTATGTAAGTTTGGATTCGTGGGGGTCGCAGGCTGAATATATTCGTCACGGTTTAGATTTTAATCTCTTATGGGATCGCGTTAATCAATTTCTAACAGAGATTCCTGGTCGCAACAGCATTACTTTTATTGTGACCATGAACAATCTGAGTGTGACCAATCTCAGTAGCCTGTTTGCTGGTATTTTAGGCCTGCGCAAACTGTACAGCAAGACTTATCAACGTGTTTGGTTTGACACTCCTGTACTTCGTCAGCCTGCCTGGCAAAGTTTACAGCTACTGCCTGAAAGTTATGCAGAACAGTTGGAATATCTCTGGGCCTGGATGATACGTCAAATTGAACGCGAGGACGATCCTTTTCATGGATTCAAAGACTACGAGATAGCCAGACTGGATCGCGACATAGCCTGGATGCGTGATGGACAAAAGTTAGAGCCTGCATACTTACAACGCAACAAGGCCGACTTTTTTAGATTCTTTAGCGAAGCCGATCGCAGACATGGCACAGATTTTTTAAAGACCTTTCCAGAAATGACTGCCTGGTGGAAGGAGTGCGAATACTATGCTAGGCAATCGTAAGCTGGTAGTAGACACCTTTAGTGAAATATCTGATCTAATACAACCTTGGATTGATGCAGAATTTTGGGATTTATCGCAACACGAAATTTTGCCAGGCGCAGTATATGTGATTGGTCGACAGCAGTTCAATGCCAATCGCGATCTCATCGTAGATCTTGTGCGAAATAAAACTATAGATGTAGTTTTTAGCAATCCAGCCGAAGGGTCCGAAACTGTGATTACTCACTGTGAATTTGGATTGAAAGTGATGGATCTGCTTGAGCAAGGGCAGATTCCAGTTATCACCGGCGGTGATATCCCTGCACAGTATCCGCATCTGTTGTATGAAAGTTTTTTGCCCAAGCTGTATGACTATGTGGAAAACATGGAAGCAGTGCAACAGTATCAGGATCAATATTCTACAGATCGTCCTTATAAGTTCCTGTTCCTGAATGGACGACAACGCGATCATAGACGCTACATGATAGACCTGTTGAGACCGGTACTGGATCAGGCCTTGTGGACCAATTTGGATAGTGGCAACGGCCCAATACAGCTTTTACCGGCCGGTTATGAACCTGACATGTTTGATTCGACTGTCGATACCACAGTCTCGGTGGGACTGATCAAAAATCAACTGTTCCGCGGAATCTGGGGAGAAATATATCTCAAGGCTCGTCCTTATCAGGACACATATTTCAGCGTGGTCACCGAAACAGTGCATAGATATCCTTACAGTTTCCGGACAGAAAAAATATGGAAACCCATAGCCATTGGTCATCCATTTATTGCTGTGGCCAATTGTGGATTTTATAGAGATCTACACAAACTGGGTTTCCGCACGTTTGGACATGTGATAGATGAATCTTTTGATAACATAGCCGACAATCATGTTCGTGTAGTGCGATGTGCCGAAGTGATACGAGATCTGTGTCAGCAAGATCTGGCCAGTTTCCTTACAGCCTGCGAGGATGTGTGTAAATACAACAAGCAACATCTCGCAGACATGCGGCTACAGGTCCGTGCCGAATTTCCTCAACGCTTTGAAAAATTTATACGTGAACGATTTAGAGTTTAAACAACAGGTCTTAGACCCAAAAAGTGCCAGCTTCTGCGCGGCCAAATGGTACAATGCCACTATCTGGTTGGGATCTGGTCAGACCACAAGTTGTCATCATCCACCGGCACATGCCATTGACGTAGAGGAAATCAAAACCCGTCCCAGTGCCATACACAACACAGTAGAGAAGAAAATAGATCGATTGAACATGCAGTTGGGTAACCGTCCCAAAGGTTGCGAATACTGTTGGAAAATCGAAGACATGGGTCGCGATGCTGTGAGTGACCGTGTGTACAAAAGTCGAATTTACCCTCTGGAGGCCTTAAATGAAGCATATCAAAAACCACACCAAGAAGATGTCAATCTTCGCACGCTTGAAATCGCGTTCGATCGCACTTGCCAATTCGCTTGTAGCTATTGTAACCCTGCTTTCAGTAGCACATGGGTTCGTGACATACGATCCAACGGCGCCTATGACGGCCTGGTGTCTGATGGGCGTGGCCACTTTACTCATGCTCACGATACTAGTCAACTATACCGCTTTGGCGAAACAAATCCCTATGTTGAAGCGTTTTTCAAGTGGTGGGAAACAGACCTCCATCAAACACTCCAAGAACTAAGGATCACTGGTGGCGAGCCACTCATGAGTGGTGATACCTGGAAGCTGATTGACTGGTTTCAAAATAACCCTGGGCGTAGTTCTACACGACTAGCCATCAACTCAAATTTAGGTCCTGGCGTGGATCTAGATCGCTTGTTGACTGCCACCCAAGGGATAGAACTGGATCTATACACCAGCCAGGAAAGTGTTGGAGTCCAGGCTGAATACATCAGAGACGGGCTTGATTACAGTGCTTGGGTCATGAACATGATCAAATTGATGGACAGTGATCGTCTGCGTGGCCTGCACGTCATGTGCACCATCAATGCCTTGTGCTTGGACACCTTGCCCGACCTACTGACAGTATTCATGCGTTGGAAACATCAATATGGTCGAGACTTTCCCAGCTTCACTCTAAACATACTCAGATTCCCTAGCTTTCAAAGCGCCTTGGTCTTGCCCGATGTAATACGCACCCGGCACAAGCAACAGCTAGAGGCCTGGCTGGATCAGTGGGGATCCGATGACATGATCCACGAACATGAACGCAATCATGTACAACGACTTATTGATTATCTTGATGTGGTCAAGACGCCACATTCTGAAGCGTTTGAAATGCCCAAACTGCACAACGACTTCAAGCAGTTTTATAAGCAATATGATCAGCGTCGAGGAAAAAACTTTAGCAAAACATTCGCACAACTACAAGATTGGTACCATACACTGTGAGCAAGATTATAGGAAAATACAACTGGATGGATCGAGTGCCTAATTACATAGCACTGGATGAGCTAGACGACAAGCAGAAGCATCGCTTGATGGAGTCAGAGCATTTTTGTATACTACCTTGGATACATCTGCATGCCTGGCCCGACGGTCGCGCTTATCCTTGCTGTTTGGCAAATGGCAAATACCCAGTGGGTGATCTTAAACAACAGACCATGCGTGAAGTATGGAATGCCGAAGGCATGCGTGAAATGCGCAGAAACATGTTGGAAGAAAAACCTTGTCGTGAATGCAGCGACTGTTATGAACAGGAAGCCGCTGGTTTTGCCAGCATGCGAAACAATTCAAACAAAAACTTTGGACACTATATTGCTGAAGTAGACGAAACCCGTGCCGACGGCAGTTTACCTGACATGCGTCTGCACTATTGGGATGTGCGTTTTAGTAACATCTGCAATTTAAAATGTCGCAGCTGTGGCTCTATATTCAGCAGTCGTTGGTATGATGATGATGTCAAGCTGTGGGGTAAAGAACTACGACCACGTGTATCATTTGCCGGACGGCACGATGAAGATATCTGGGAACAGATGCAGGAGCATATCCCACACTTAACACAGATATATTTCGCCGGCGGCGAACCCTTGATCATGGAAGAACACAATCGTATCCTAAAACTGCTGATTGAAAAAGGCAATACCGATCTTGGATTGATCTATAATACCAATCTAACTGAATTGAAATTTAAAAAGGAAAGTGTGTTGGATCTGTGGAAACAGTTTCCTAATGTATGCGTGGCAGCCAGCCTAGACGACATGGGTGATCGAGCCGGCATCATACGTTCGGGCACCGACTGGGCACAAGTTGAACAGAATATACGTGACTTGAAACGCGAATGTCCACATATTGATTTTATGATCAGTCCTACGCTCAGCATGATGAATATCTGGAATTTTACCCGATTCCATCGCTACATGGTGGAATCCGGGTATATCCGGGCGCAGGATTTCAATTTAAACATACTGCAAGGTCCTGACAGTTATCGTATAGACATGTTGCCCATGGAATTAAAACTTAAATTCAAAGCCGAATTTGAAGCACACATAGCATGGCTTGAACCCCTTGACACCATACAGCGTGCTGTAGGTGGATTCCGCGGCGCGATTGAATTCATGATGGCCCAAGACAATAGTCACTTGTTGAAGAATTTTTGGCAAGCAGTCAACGATTTGGATTGGAGCCGCAGTGAAAGTTTGTTGAGTGTGGTTCCGGAGCTGGAGGCCATTGTTCAATATCGTCCTGAAGATAAACGAGTTCCGCTCCGATGAAAATACCACACGATCGATTCTGCGTACTGCCATGGATCAGCTTGGAAACCAGTCCTGTTGGCACGGTACGTCCTTGTTGCCTGGCCGAAGATGAACTGGTAGATGAGTCTGGACAAAAATTCAATCTGGCCACCGCACAATTCAGTAGCATACAGGACAGCGCCAGTATGCGACATCTACGTGAACAGTTCCTAGCCGGTGAACAGCCACAGACCTGTAGAAAATGCTGGCGTGAAGAACGTAGTGGCCGTACATCGAAGCGTATGCATACCCTGGATCGACTCAAGCACATGATTGACGATTCAGAATGGACCGCAGATGCCAAACCACTCATGTTCTTAGATCTCAAGCTGGGCAACATCTGCAATTTAAAATGTCGTATCTGTGGATCATGGAGCTCAAGTACATTTGCCATAGAAGAACTGGCCAATTTGGAACCCGGTGAAGATAAGAAAACCAGTTTTCATTATCAAATGTTACGCAACGGTGCATGGCCTAGAGAAAATGAAACATTCTGGACTGAAATAGATCAAGTGTCAGATCAAATACGCTACATTGAATTCACCGGTGGCGAACCATTTATGATCCAAGAACACTTTGACATGTTGCAGGGCTTGATCAATCGCGGCATAGCTCACAATATAGAAATACATTACAACACCAATGGCACACAATGGCCTGAGCAAGCTGAAGAAATTTGGCGCTATTTTAAAACAGTGGAAATAGCTTTCAGCATCGACGATGTGGGTGCTAGATTTGAATACCAACGTAGCAATGCTCAATGGACCGAAGTGTGTGCCAACATTGAACGTTTCCAAGACATGCGCAGACGTTGTGACAACATACAACTACAGGTATGTGCCACGGTGAATGTATTTAATGTATGCTATCTTGAAGAATTAAGTCACTGGATTGAGCAACAACAGTTTGATTTTGTCTACTGGAACATGATGCATGAAGCCTATTACTTTAGTATCAGCACCTTGCCAGAATCGGCCAAGTATACAATCGCACAACGTCTGCGCCTGGCTCGGGTCAATCCGCAGGACCGTAAGGAATTTGATCGCATCATTGATTTCATGCTGGGCGGTGTCAGTCTAGACGGTTTCAACATGCGTAGAGAAATGGCCAATCTGGATCGCCGACGTGGTCAAAATCTCTGTAAGGTGGAACCAGAATTCGCTCACATGATCAATTATATGGGACCAGATTAACATGCACATCAAACCTTTGTCCCCCAATGGGGCGAGACTGTGTGATGTATTTCCAGATGATCTCCTGCAGGAAATAATCGATCTAGTAGATACATTTACACCTACCCGTATACAGACAGCTGATGATGCTCCGGAACTGCTGACACCGTTATCTGGATCTGATCGACATGTGTTGTTATTGGCCAACACCGAACTGCGTCAACGCATACTGGCCTGTTTTGATGTGCCAAAATCTTCTTCGATAGAACTATGGAGAGATTACCCTGGTTACAGAAATACTATCCATGTGGATTTTGAAAATGTACATAATGTGATCATCGTATATCTTGACACCTGGGGCCATGGTGAAATGGGCACCAAATACTACGAAGATGACGCAGAATATTTTGTTGAATATCGCAAAAATCATGGAATAATGTTACACAACAGCAACAAGATCTTGCATCATATGATTGGCGAAGTGGCCCATGTGTCCTACAGAAAAACCCTATATATCAATTGGACCAACAAGTGAAACCTGATACCTTGTGTATGGCACCTTGGACTCACACGTATCTAAGTCCACAAACCGAACGCAGAATGTGCTGTGCATCGCGTGAACCTGCGCAGAATTTTGCTCAGTACATAGATACAGCCGCAGGTACCGGGCAGTATATTCCTATCACATTAGACGAGCATTGGAACAGCGATCATATGCGCAGTGTTCGTCGTAGAATGATGGCCGGTGAAACTCTACCCGAGTGTGATGTATGCAACAATCAACTGTTGAATACTGATGTTTATCGTAGTTATTTTAACAGAATGTTTGGCGACCGTTATGAGTCCGCCATGCAGGCCACAGATGCTACAGGTTTTACCACAGTCAAGCCAATTTCCTGGGACTATAGATTCAGTAACCTGTGCAATTTCAAATGCCGCATGTGTGGTGACATGCTGAGTTCTGCGTGGGAAACCGAACAGCGACAGCATGACATGATCAACTGGGACGATTCAAAAAACAACTGGATGCGCCCCGAGATCAGATCTGAGATAAGTACTTTTCAAGACGGTCAGATTGAACGTGAATTCGCTCAAGCAGTAGAAGAACATCGTGTAGAAGAAGTGTACTGGGTAGGTGGAGAGCCGCTCATGTATGAACAGCACTGGCGATACATGAAAAGAATTATTGAATTAGGCGACGGAGATCGCGTTTATGCTAGATACAACACAAATCTTAGCCGGGTTAATTACAGGGGTTGTGACCTTTATAGTGACATTTTGGCTCATCTACGGGATTATCAAATCTGTGCCAGTCTCGACGGAACCGGAGCCACAGGAGAATACATCAGAACCGGACTTGATTACAGTGCATGGCGAGATAATTTCGCCCGAGGCGTTGCCATGGCCAAGAACCGCCGCCAATGGCGAATCGATTTTACTCTTACGCTACCAGGACTCTTTGAAGTCGCCAACATTACGTCTCTTGCCGCCGACTTCGGCGTAGACATCCTGGCCAAGGTAGTATTCAGTTTTACTCCAGACATAATCCTAAGTCCATTGGCCTTGCCACGTGAGTTATTAGACAAAACTGTAGACAGTCTAATAACCGAAACTTCAGGAGCTATGCAAGATATATTGCTACAGCTCAAATGTCGTCCGACATTTGAGGAGCAATGGCCTGATACCTTTGCCGAATCTCTTGCACGAGGCAAGCGTCGTGTGTTACAATTAGAATCTATCCGTGGAGATTCATTTACTCTTGCGGACATCCTAGGGCAAGACCCAGAAATTGGTGCATGGTATGAATCAATCGTTACTTGATGTTGTAGAAATAGATCTGGAAGATCTCACCATCTACATCAATGTATGGGATAGCAGTCTCAGTCGTAAATGGTTGGCAGCCTTGAATGATTTGATACGTGACCAATATCATTTAGAAAAAAACTACTGTTTCATGGGATTTCCTGATTCTGAAAGAAACGGTGATTATCTTTGTGGTCAAATCAACAATTCAATTGCCGAAATAAATTCAGCCAATATAGGTTATACCATTGATGATGTGTTTACGTTGGATACTGTGATGGACCATGACATGAACATTGTACGCGAACGGTTCAATCATCTTCACAGATATTTTGAAGATCTTCAAGGTGTCAGCGGACGTATAAGTCATTTTTATCGTGATGCAGATGCATCGGTGCGCTGGCACATACGACAACTGAATCTCCTGTGTCATGAATTTGAAAGCTGGGCCTTGAGTTGGCGCAAGAAACACACCGCACCCGAATGGATGAGACCCAGTCAACTCATGTGTTGGCTAAATGCTCCACGTTTTGTATTGGACGAAGCCGATTATGAACTGTTTGGAATTGAAACAATCAATCGGAAAATGGGTGGAGTATATGTAGGAGTCAACAAGGCCGTAGGCAAGCATCACTGGGAAGTGTTCCAGGACGAAGGCCGCGACAGTAGGATCAACGAGTTGACAACAACTACCTTGAAAAATCAAACCGAAGCTGCTGGCGATTTTGACATTGAATGGGCCAGAGATCCTGGAGCACATGATTGGCAAATCCGCCAACTGGCTGAATTTCGTGAATGGTTAGTAACCAATGGATTTGATCCTGAAGACAAAACCCTTACCATTGGTCATCCGCAGATAGGCCAGGTAAATTTGATACGCAGTTTTGGAACAGAAGATTATGTGCAAATATGGAACATGCTGGCTTCCAGATTGGATGTAACCGAGATACGCACTAGTAGTGCCCGAGCAGAATACACATATCACTGGAATGATCCCAGATATGCTCAACAACAAATGGATCTGTTATGAATGATATATATGTAAACGACTACTTGACCTGGGAGTACAGTACAGATCCTGCCATACAGTACTTGAACTGTCCGGCACCCACAGCCATGCAAAATCACATGCCAGACTGGTTCAAAGCACAAAAAGCACGCAAGGCCGAAATTGACATAGCTGATCAGCAAACCATACGCAACTGTCTGGGATTCAGAGGCCTGGCTAACTTGGGATTCACCATCCCCTTACCAGAAGAAGTCAATACCTACGATACATATTTCAATCGTGGTCGCTTGCACCCTGACATGCTGTACGGCACACGCTTTGCCAACCGTGGTGAACGTGGACAGTGGGCACCAGGTGATTTCAGTCCATACGAGTATGGTGTCAGACTTCTACATTGGCCCTGGCGTGCCCGCATGGCACCAGGTTGGCGATTATTGATTTTGCCGTATCTCATGGATTGGCCTGTTGATTGGAATGAATTTGCTGGTACCGTTGAACCCAATTATGACATAGTAAATGGCACCGGTATTGGAACTGGACTCAAATGGACACAAGCAATTGATACAAGGTACAACTACTATAACTTGGAAACAGTTGTGGCTTTTCGTCGGGCCACAGTCATACCCAAAGACACAGTGACCTTTTGTGCTTTGCCTTTGTTTGATCCTATACTAGAGGAGAAGCAACGTGCAATGGTTTAAAAATATCTATAACCGTGTGATGCTAGAAATACGTTATCGTCGCAAGTTAAAAGAACTACGTAAAAGAGATCCCTTTATCTACAAATGAATATCCTAGGGATCAGTGCCGGTTTTCATGACGCTGCTGCTACAGTAATTGATGCTGGCGGCAACATAGTGTATGCTGGTCATGCCGAACGCTATAGTAAAATCAAAAATGATGCCAATCTTAATGTAGACATGTTGTTTGATCTAGCACAAGGGCGCCATATTGATCACATTGCTTATTATGAAACACCTTGGAAAAAACAGTTGCGTCAACTGTACTCAGGACAAGGCATTGAGTGGAACAAGCTAACTACCCATCAAGTGCTAGATCAACAGCTGGATGGCTTTTTTGATAATGTTCCTGTGTCAACACACAGTCATCATTTGAGCCACGCGGCTGCTGGTTTCCAAACCAGTAGTTTTGATCGAGCCACGGTGGTCGTGATTGATGCCATTGGCGAATGGGATACCATAACCATTTGGGGCGCACACTATGTAGATGGCCAAGCTCAGTATGATATCCTATGGCGCCAGCGATATCCTTATAGCCTAGGATTATTCTATACCGCCATCACAGAACGTGTGGGATTGAGACCCATGGAAGATGAATACATACTGATGGGCATGAGTGCCTATGGCGAAGCTAGGCACACAGATACCATGCAGATCCTGTTGCAGGAAAATCTACATGTAGGAATCGATCACATGTTCCTGCCCACAGCTAGAGATGTGGATATAGCTGCTAGTGCGCAGGTTATTCTTGAAGAAGAGATATATAAGGTTATGCAACGTGCCCGAGCCTTTGGCTGGAGTCGTAATCTTGTATATCAGGGCGGTGTTGCACTCAACTGTTTGGCCAATCGAAACTTAAATGAATATTTTGAAAATATCTGGATCATGCCTTGCCCTGGTGACGGTGGCAGCAGTCTTGGCGCTGCCGCATTGGCCTACGGAGGCAGGATCAACTGGCAAAATGCGTACCTTGGCACAAACATCCCAGGAACGTATCCTGTCAGCGCCTGCCTTGATCGTTTACTCAGTGATAGAATCGTCGGTGTCGCTAGCGGTCGGGCCGAGTTTGGACCCAGAGCCCTGGGAAATAGAAGTCTGCTCGCAGACCCCCGAGGATCAGATATAAAGGATCGTGTAAATGCCATCAAACGTAGACAACAATTTAGACCGTTCGCTCCCGTTGTTTTGGAGGAGTATGCTAATGAGTATTTTGATATCCCTAGTGGTTTCTGTGACACTAGGTATATGCAGGTCGTCGGTCGTTGCAGGCGTCCTGATCTATTTCCTGCTATTACCCATGTTGATGGTACCAGTAGGATACAAACTGTACCGCCGGATGATAGCGGAATTAGACAACTCTTAGAGGCCTGGCATGCGAAAACCGGTTGTGCTATCCTGCTTAATACTAGCCTTAATATTCGAGGTGAGCCTATGGTTAACGATCGCAGCGACGCTGATAGATTCCAGGATCTTTACGGTATAACTGTATGCAGTTGAGCTAGATCCAACCAGCGGCCCTACTAAATCCAGCAATGTTCATCACGCAGAAATAACTGCACAAGACTACAGTCCAGGGGCTGTGTCGACGATAACCGGTATAGATGCTGATCAAACTGCCCAGGAAGTAGCCGGGATAGATATATTCCATGTGTGGTGCTCGGGCTGTGATAGCCAAGCTGAGACTGGCTATCATGGTCAGTATGGTACTGGCTAGATCCAGCCAGAACACATGCGGACTACGCTGATGACTTTCTTTGAAAAATCTTACTATGGCCCGCACTGTTTTGAGATCAAAGATAAGTTTCTAATCCGCCGCTGCGGCGCAGATCCTGTGTACAACACGAAATGCCACCGTCCCAGAAATAGCTATGACGCAGTTCGCTGATGATGGGATTGATTCTATGTCGTTTGCAAAAATCAAATACATTTTTATTGTAGGCGCTAAAAATCACATTTTCTTCGTCCAACACCAGGCAGTTGACATCAAATACTGTTTCGGCCACAAAGCCGGTCCATTTGTTCAGATAGGTATCCACAAAGGTGGTAAACTCAGGAGTAGGTGTTTGCCCCTGCACATACCAGGCACCGGGACTTTCTTCATACTTGAACTTGCCCACTTCCATAGCAGCCCAGATACTGCTATCCCAGATCTTCAACACTTCCCAACCAGGAAAGTCTTCTGCTAGATGCAGATGCATGTCGTGTTTGCTTGAAAGAATTACTCCGGGTTTGAGTATGGCAAACACAGCATCCCCATGACCGTCGGTCACAGCTTCATGTATTCTGTACTCTGGACCCAAGCAGTTGTCTACGATCCAGCGTGTTTGATCAGGACGCAAAAAATCACTGTTGTCAAAAAACACATCGCGTCCTACACGCACGATGCACGATGCACTTGCACCATTTAATATGCAGCCAGGATCCCAATCAGCACCGTGTGGATTGACCACTTGATCGGCATAGTCCTTGCAAATATCGTCCAGTTCTTTCATGGGAAGTACCCGTAGGAGTTTTTGTCCTAAACTGATTTGCCAATCTCGAGGAGTAAGAGGAGGTAATGGAGCACCTTGTCCTGCTAACTGACTCTGTTGAAATTGATGTCGATCCATCAGATTAGGTCTACGCACCCGAGCACCATAGATTTCAATAGTACGCTGTAGATTATCTAGATCTTCGGCAGTTTCATTTAGGATCTGTTGCAGTTGATTGCGTACCTGCGCATTGTCAATAAAGTCAAAGTAGTCCGGTGTGTAGGCACGCCCCACTATGACTTCTTCAAGTGGTTGCCAGGATGTATAGCTGTTGATCATTGTAGTCTTTCAATAAGGGTATTTAATCTGTCAGCCTTGCTGTCACAGAATAACTGTTGGTTATGTTCTAGATCTTCTCTGCACGATTCAAACCAGACCTGCATATCTTGGGCCTGTAATTTTTCAATAGTTTTGGCAATACTGAGCCAGCGCTCGGTAGGATCCTTTATCAAGTCGTAAGAATTATCTATAGCATGATCAAAGGTACGATACCCCATGTCGCGCAGAAGTTGTAAGCTGCCCGGCGGTGCTATCAATACAAATGGATGTCCGTGCTTGATACACTTGAAAGTTTTTTCGGTCAGGAAAGTGCCATTTGAATTTTCAATATCAATAAAAGTCTCCAACACTATGCTACAATAGGACTCAGTAAAATGTTTTGGAACCAGAATCGAATGGTTGTTATGACTATCGCTGTCCATGTCATCGCAAGTGTAAGGCCCGGCCGATATGAATTGATCCAGGTGATAGTTAAAAATTTTGCCTAGCTCAATGGGATTATCAACTTCCTTGTCCTGACCTAGATCCAACAGTGTATTGTAGCTCCATTGACTATGATCTAACAGCCCGCGCAATTTTAAATCAGTCATGACTGTGGCTCTCCACCATTTGTGTGTACGACTCAGTGCTGTAAACTCAAATGGTCTGGGACGATTATGGATTTCCAATGGTTGGGTGGATCTATTGCCTAACCAGTACCGCATTTCGTGATCATTAAAATAGCAACAACGATCCAATTGATCGGCCAAGGTATTGGCACTGACCAGTCTGTAACAATCTATATTTCGTGAATGTTGCCTACAACGATCGTCTAGACGCTGTCGGATGAAACCTGGATGATCACCCTCGTGATAGTAGAATATAATTCTAAGATCGCGGTCGAATACCGCATCTGGTATGGCAGCGATGTAATCATATTTGTGGTCAAACGTATCAAAGGTAACAAAATATGGAGTACCGGGCATGCTATTCTGTATGGACTGTATTTCGTAAGGTATAGAGTGAGCATCCATGGCATTCATCAACATACGTCTTGGCATCGATCCTGGATGAATAGCGAATTTAAAAGTCATGCAACATTCCTGTGAGTTCTTTCCATAATACACGTTCAAAAGAGCCAGAATAAAAATGTACGTAATTGTGTTCGACTATGGGTACACAAAGATCGTGTATGTGTTGGCGGTCGTGTTGATTCAATGAATCCAACTCTTTTAGTAGTTGTGTGACCTTTTCTACACGGCGTACAGGATCTGTTTCGTTGTCGTAGCTTTCATCCCAGATTCCACCAAAGGTTTGGAATCCATAACTCTTTAAATATTCCAGACTACCGGCTGCAGCCACCAGAATAAATGGCATTTCTAATGCCATGGCCTTGAATGTTTTTTCTGTCAGATGTTGCCTACGGCCATAGTATACTGTTTCTGTAGCTACATACACTAGACTATCACTGGCCTCCTGCCAGTTGCCGAGTTGATATGAACTCATCTCCTGCTGAGCTTCTCCCGCAAAATATCTTGGCAACTCAACCTGAGAAAACACATCCTTTATGTCCGGGTATGTGTTGGCATGACCTGCGGCGATTTCGAGAATGTTTTCGCCTGAGTATGGGCAAATCCTGGGTGCGCTGATATAATTGTGTTGTAGTTGCTGTTTAAATACATTGTAAAGAAACAGCACACGATGATCTCGCATGCCAGATACAATACGATTTGGACTCATAAAAGTCTTGCCAGGGGAACGGCGTTTGGCACGAGGAATCAGAAAGCTACGATCATATCCTCTGAACCAGTCTAAAGCTGCCCAGCCATGAAAGAAGTAGTAGTGGGCAGTAAATCCATAAGTATCACAGGCCTGCTCAACAAATTCACTGTTCTGTTCGCTGGTTATTAGGTGACGTTGTCCCTTGGGGAAGTTGATAACAAACTGAGATAGTGTTGGATCTGTGGTATTTTTATGTAGCGGTTCCTGATCCCAAAACAGATACCTGACAGTATCATGCCCATGATCCACTGCCGGTTCCGCACACAAATCTTCAAAACTCACTGAGCCAAATGGATCAAACCAGTGCATGGCTCCACGAGGATTTGCTTGTATTTGAGGCAAGAATGTGTTATAATAAATTTCGTCGATTCTGATCATGTTTGATATATTTTATTCCGGACCCAAACCCAACTTGTTTGCTCACGAGCGATGGGCTCGTGATCTGGATCAGGCTAAGGAATTGAGTCGTACTAGATACTTTTGGTGGGTCAACTATTTAACTGACTATCGGGGCTTTGATTTTTTATGGGAACCTGTGCCCTGGGAGAGTCATCAACGACATGTATGGCCCAGCCAACACCAGCAGAATGGTGGCACCGAACTGGTTCCCACAGCTGGTTATACCGATACCAATTACAACCATCCAATACTGAAACGCAAGGAATCTGTCGCAGTACTAGGCATAGACCACGGCGAAGGTGTTGATGTGGCCTGTGAGCACACAGTACGCTATGTAAGCGACTATTTAGGAACTCTACGTCGCCTGTTGAGCAAGACTTCGTCAGAGTATGCCTGGGTAGTTAGTAGTGTATGCGACTATACCTATTTCAACTTTACTTGGCATCCCAGCGAATGGCAACAGAGCATGCTACATGTGTTTGCATCTGATCGACAAAGGTTTGGTGACACCTTTTATGTACATGTACCCACATTCTTAGAACGTAGCCAAGACATCAAGTTACTGGAATGGTATGATGGACTTAACTTCGTAGAGAATATCATGGTACCACGTAAGCCCATGCCAGTGGTTGAACATGCACACGATACTCATGTGGCCGCTATACAGGAGCACGAGTTTGTCACACCATTGGTCATGTTCAGCACCGGTGGTAGTACTGTGTTTGAACCCACAGTGAGCTTGTGGCAAGAACGTACTAAAACTGTGGTGCCACTCACACGTGGTGCTGGAGTTACAGTAGTACCTAGAGAAGCCAAAACGCATCTACGTCGGCAGATTTACGATTATCCTTACATTGACAAGAGCTATGCACGTGGACAGGAACCACCACTAGACATTGTGTTTATTGACAACGGTGAACCAGGTGCTGATCAGAACTGGGCATTTCTAAATGTAACTACTCAAAACAGCAACAATCGTATACATCGTAGCTCAGGAGTCACAGGACGTGTGGCAGCCTATCAAGCAGCTGCCAGGCTCAGCACCACACCTTGGTTTTTTGCTGTATTTGCCAAGTTGCGTGTAGAAGGTACATTTGACTGGACCTGGCAACCTGATAGATTGCAGGAACCCAAGCACTATATCTTCCATGCACGCAATCCCATCAACGGTCTAACCTATGGTCATCAGGCCATGATTGCTTACAATCGTCGTTTGGTCTTGGCCAACCCCGGTGTGGGACTAGACTTTACTCTAGATGATGCACACGAAGTGGTGCCGATCCTGAGCGGAACAGCCTACTACAATGACACACCCTGGATGACCTGGCGTACAGCATTCCGTGAAGTGTTGAAATTAAAAGCTAGTCTGCCCGATATAGAAAATGAATCGCGGTTACGTGAGTGGCTTACTGATTCTGGAGCGGTAAAAAACAGTGAATGGAGTGTGTGCGGTGCAGAAGATGCTGTGGAATACTACGATGCTGTTGGCGGTGATTTTGATGCCTTGAAAAAAAGTTATGACTGGGCTTGGTTGTCTAGCTACGCACTGATAAAGCGCAATCTAGTACCGAATCAATAATATATTCTACTTCCAAGTCACTTAGTTCAGGATACAGTGGAAGGCTCAGTACACGTCGGCTTAGACTGCTTGCCACACTGAGAATATCAGGTCCGTGATAGTCTGCATAAGCAGTCAGCTCATGCAAGGGCTCGCGGTAGTGTACACGAGTTTCAATGCCTTTGATTTCTAAATTTCTTGCTAGGATATCACGCGAATCCACGTCAATCACAAACTTGTGGTAAGCGTGTGTTTCAAAATTCTGTGCGGTGATCAAGCTACGGATGCCGGTATTTTTCAAGCGTCCTAACCAGTACAGGCAGATGTTTCTGCGCCGTTCTTGCCAGGCATCAATGTGTTGGGTCTTGATCATCATCTGTGCGCAGTCTACTTCACTCATTCGACTGTTGGTGCCTATATTGGTATGACGAGGTTTGCCATTGTTGATCCATTCTCTAGCATATTCCAACAGATCTATGTCATCGGTTACTACAGCACCGCCATTGCCGTAGGCATTGAGATTCTTCATGGGATCAAAGCTGATAGCTGTGGCATTGCCTACTCTGTTGCACTTGTTACTGAGCCAGTGCTGTGCACCATCTTCAATCACAAGGTCAGTGCCCCAGAAGCGATCGGCATTGACCGCAGCACCGTATAGGCCAACCAACACAGTGGCCTGTATGCTAAGATCCTGTGGTACCTTGTCTTTGTTTAGTATGCCATTGGCATCGGTGTCGCAAATCCATAGGTCCCAACCAGCACGCATGAATGCATTGGCTGTGGCCACATAGGTCATACTGGGTAAGACTACTCTAGGCGGACGTACACTGCTTTGTAAGCGATAGTATTCGGCAATGATTTCCAAGGCCTGACTACCCGAGTGACAGGTCACAGCATACTTTGAATGATTCTTACGGGCCAACCAGTTTTCAAACTCAGCGGTGTAGTTACCGCCCATGAGTTGACCCGAACGTAGCACTTCATCTGTGACATCCAAGATTTCGCTACGTAGATTGTTATACTGCTTTTTTAATCCCGTAAATGGAATTCTTAAGCCATTCATAATAGTCCTTGAAACCTTGTTCAATGTCGACTTCGGGAGCAAACCCAAGATCCTGTTGAGCATTAAGTGTATTTAATTGTCCGCGACTGGGATAAGCACCATCAGGATCATTCAGGCGAATAGTTCCAGCGCCGGCTGTGGTCACAGCTACCTGGGCCGCTTCGCTCAAGGTTCTGGCATGTCCTCTGCTGAGATTGTAAGTGCGATTTTCAATGGTTGTTTTGACTGCGGCCACTACTATGCCGGCGGCACAGTCAGTTACATAGGTAAAGTCCAGGCTCTCATTGCCACCGTTGACCTGTATTTCACCACCCTGCATGGCTGTTATCAGGAAACGACTAACCACACGATCTTCCACATCTCTAGGACCATACACAGCACTGGGTCTTACAATCACATGGCTCATGCCAGTACGGCGTGTATAATCCTGCACTAACCACTCGCCGGCCAGCTTCATGATGCCGTACTGACCCATGGGTCTACAGTCGTCACTTTCGTTTATACCATCAAAATAGGTCTTGTTGAAATCGCCATAAACCATACTGGAGCTCACATACACAAACTTTTTAACCTGATGCTTGACACTGAGCTCTAAGAGATTCAGCAGGCCTTCACTCATGACTCTGGAACCGGCCTGTGGATTGTGATTCACTACTTTTTGCCGCGGAAAGCTGGCCAAGTGTATGACTACATCTACACCGTCAAGTATGCTGTGATCAAACGGTTCACTGATGTCAGCTATGGTAATATCTCTAGTACTAAACTGTGCCATGCGTTCCGACAACAAGGGTGTAAGTTCCCCAATGGGTATGATACCGTAAGTGGTCATTGAATCAATGATGGCCACTTCGTAGCCTACTGCTTCTAACATGGCCACTACATAGTGTCCAATAAAACCTAATCCACCTGTTACCAATGCCTTCATCGGCTCCACCTTAGTTTGAAATAGGTCAAATCCTGTTCGGTCAAATCACCTATCACTTCCACCCGGAATCCGTAAGTGTTGGCATCTGCATTACAATAAAAGGTTGGTTCACCAATGGCATGCTCCATTACCCACCGGCCGTGTTCGGTCTTTTGCCACTCTGACAAGGGAAAAGCCGCGTATAAGTATGGATCGTCAACATCCGACATGGTAAATGTGTGCAAGACAGTCTTTGGCATAGCTAATTATAGCAAAAAACTCCGGACCTTGCGATCTAGAGTTTGCCTAATAACTTGTCAGTTTCGGGTTGGACCAGGTCAGCCACTGCTGAAATATCTACTACGAAGTCAACATCTCTGATTTCGCTGTCACGCTCGGTAAAAAATCTAGTGAGCATGGTTTCTATTTCTTCCAGCTCCAGTCCCTGCTTCAACAGCGCATGCACATTGATGGTCTTTTGACGTCCGCCAGCCAGTTTGACTACAACCTTTTTGATACATTCCAGGGGAACGTCTGTTTTGTTTACACCATCAATTATGTTTTCCCACTGATCCAAAAAAGTATCAATGATCTGCATTGGCCACCGCAGTCTTGGCTCGTGCAGGACGACCGCGTTTTGGTGCGGCTGTGTCTGCTGGTTGCTCAATTGTAGCTTCGCGAGCCACTACTTTGGGGTCCATGCGTTGTGCATCTTTCTTCATGCGTGCAGCTTCGGCAATCATGGCCTTGGCTTCTTGTTCCATCTTCTTGGCCTGGAATACCATGTTGGCCGCGATGTCACGATCACTCAAGGCACCTTCGGCAGGTGCTTGTAGTGTCTGTACAGGTTGTGATTTGGCTGCTTGACTGGCTTTGAATTCTGCTTCGGCCTTGCGCTTGACCTGTGGATCTACTAGACCACGGCTGGCATCATTTTCGGCCAACTTCTTGACAGCGGCATCGCCCAACTTCATTTCATTCAACATCTTGTTGAGTTCATCCAGGCGGATTGAAGCAGCACCATTGGGCGTAACGATCACATCACTGGTGCGCAGTTTTTTGATCATGCGCTCTTCGTGCAAGGTCTGTAGGATAGCGCGGCCGTCGGGCAAGAAGTTGCGATGCAATGCATCTGCAAACTGTTCTGCGCTTTGGCCTACATCGCTTTCCAGGACCTTTTGCACAGCATCCTGCCAGTGTGCGTGTAAAGTCTCAGGGTAGATACACAAACACATGTGCTCTTCTCCTGGAACTTCTCTA